CCCCTCCTCCATAACCTCCCGGACCCGCCCCTCCGTTTCGTGGACGGGATGGCTCGGCACGAGTAAGAGCTCGGCGAATGGCATTAGCATTCGCCACCTCGCGCCGTCTACTATTGTAATTTGAATTCGACTCGCCAGGATACCGTGAAGGCCCGGAAGCGCCAATTGCCCGACGCCGCCGCCGCTCATAGTTGTTGTAACTTTCACCTGGGCGGCGCTCCTCTGATCGCCGCTTCTCAATACGGCGACGCTGAACCTCAAGTGCTTCGCGGATATTCCGGTTTCCTACACCCCTTAAATTTCTAACAAAATTTGAAAATTTATTGAGGTTGGTTATTTCGCGAATTCTTTCAATAATTTCAGAAATGATTTCGCTACGACCTTTGAAATTCATCGGAAGTTTCCGGAGAAGTTCCACGAGGGGTGCGATCCGTCGACCCCCTGAATAAGAGTAACGCATGTTATTCATGAGCTTCTTGATGCGTTTGGAAATTTCAGAATTGGCACTGGCGTTACTTGGGTTCTCCCGCCGCCATCTAAGCAAAGCATTTAAATTTAATGTGAGGAAATTGGGGCGCGCCTTGGGACCGATGGGCGGGCCGGGTGGGCCGGGTGGGACGGCGGCACCAGTATTCACGTACCATCCAGTTCCTTTATTTCCAGACCCAAAATACCACTTGCGACCATTTTTGGGACGGTTGGTCTGTCTGAACGTATTCGCCGCGAAAAAGTTGGGCCCAAGAACCGGTCCCATGACCGGTGGCTCCATCTTACCATTAGTTTTGAAAAGATTCATGATCACCTTGAATATCATGTCGGCCGTTGCTTGATTGGTGCCCTGTGGACCAGGGGGCATCTTCTTGAGATTTTCTAATGTTTTACTCGGTGTCATGGATCCAAGAATTATTTTCAAAATTGAATTTGAATTTGAATTTGAACTGTCTGGTCTGCCAGTGACTTTGAGGGTCTGTTCGGCGGTCGCGGGTTTCAGCTTCCCATTTGCGGTCGTGGAATTTCTAATTAAATTTAAAATTAATTTGGCTATATTGGTGGTTGGGGTGCTCGTGTTCTTCAGAGTCTCCTCGGCCGCCTTGCGGGTATTTTCGGGTATAACCTTTTTGAGATTTTTGGAGGTCTGCAGTGAATTCTTGATAATTTGGAGAATTGCCGCAGCCGTCACATCAGGTGGGGCGGCGTTCACGACCTTCTTGACCGTCTCCGGTGAAGGTGGTTTTATCGCACCTGTTATGATTGCCACAATTGCTGGCACTATATTTTCTTTGTTCGCAAGTTCGGCGATTTGTCGTTTCACAACAGGTTCTGGAATTGTACCAGTAAATAAACTAAGAATTTGCCTGGCCACTCTTTCAGCATTTCTATTGCTCATGACTACTATGACCCTAGACAAAAATTCGTGTCCTGTCGGAGTCAGGGTCCGGACCCGCACGTCCCTTTTCAGACGCAAACGCCCCGACCCCTCGAGATGCTTCGGACCCGCCTCATTTCCCCCTACCAGCACGATGGCCTCAAGTGGCTTGCAGCCCGCGAGACCTCGGCGCCCTACCCTGGGGGGTTCCTGTGTGACGAAATGGGCCTGGGCAAAACGGTCCAGCTCATCGCAATGATGCTGGTTAACCCCAAGCCGCACACCCTCATAGTGGTACCCAAATCCATCGTCGGCCAGTGGTGCTCTGAAGTGGCGCGGTTCGCCCCGAGCCTGACCACCTACGCATTCGATGGGGCCCGCCGGCAGCTTCCTGAGAAGCTTCCTAACATCGTGGTGGCGCCCTATTCGGTGCTGCCGAAGCGCATCGGATCCCCAGTGTGTCCCTTGCTGGCCATACAGTGGGATCGCGTCATCATGGATGAGGGTCACGAGATCCGCAATCGCAAGAGCAAGACCCACATCGCGGCGCGCGCGCTCAGCGCCCCCATCCGCTGGATCGTGTCCGGTACGCCCGTCTTCAATTCCATGAAGGACTTTGTGGCTCTCTGCGGGTTTCTGGGCCTGCCGCGTGAGGTGGTCCAGGGGTATACTGACCGCATCCGTGAGACCTACGTGCTGCGGCGTACTAAGGAGGACGTGGCGCGGCACAACAAACGTCTGGAGCTCCCGCCCTGCGATTTCCAGAACCTCGAGCTCGAGATGTACCCCGAGGAGATGGATATGTACCGGGAGGTCTTCCAGAAGGGCCAGGCGGTCGTCAAGCACGTGTTCAATGCGGGGACGCAGAATATCCACCAAATGGAGCTCCTGGAGTGCCTCCTGCGGACGCGTCAGGTGATGACGTGGCCCCAGCTGTACCTCGATGGAATTGCGCTCAAGGAGGAGAGCGACCCAGAGCCTTGGCTTGGGCGGTCAAAGAAGATGGAGGTCCTGATCGATTCCATCAAGTCGCATCCGACTGAAAAAACCCTCATTTTTACCCAATTCATGGGTGAGATGGACCGGATCCAGGAGCTCCTGGCGGAAATCAAGGTTCCGACCTTCCGAATCGATGGGTCGGTCTCCAAAGAGCAGCGCGAGGAGCGGATCCAGGGGTTCAAGAAGGGGCCGGTGAATTCGGTGTTCATCATCCAGATCAAGGCGGGCGGTGTGGGCCTCAACCTCCAGGAGGCGACGCGGGTTTACATCACCTGTCCATCCTGGAATCCGGCGACGGAGCTTCAGGCGATTGGCCGCGCTCACCGGACGGGCCAGACGCAGAAGGTGACGGTCCGGCGGTTGATCTACATGGGTGAGGACGGAGTCACGCCGCTACCGAGTGTGGAGCAGAGCATCATGCAGCTGCAGGAGGGCAAGGCCAAGGTGTGCGCGGAGGTGCTCAACGACCCGCGGCTGGAGACGCAGGTGCCCAACGTGACGCGGACCAAGATAACCATTCACGCACTCCGTAAGATTTTTGCCGTGTAATGATATAGAATGCCTCTCCACCTCAGAGGGAGGAATCTCCATGCCTATCAACCAAATCAGTACCGTCTTGAAAATGAGTCGGGGAATGTCGTCTTAACGCACAATAACATCTCAAGCCACCCAGTTTATCGTAATCTTTTAAATGTGACTAAACTTAATAACAAAACTGAAGTGCGTACATTGGGCAAGTACGTGGCGAATAAAGTCAAGCACGAGCTAAATGTAGGAAACACCAAGCGTAAATTAAACAGTATGGTTGAGAAAATCTTGAATCACAGAAAGGGGAATTCAATACCTTATAAAGACGAGTATCTGAGGGCTCTGGAAACTTTTAGAGGGCGCGTGGAGCCTCTCAAGGCCAGTCGGGCGCCCCATTTCACCATGGCCAATAGATTGAGAACATTTGTACAAAAAGGCGGTGCGCTCTCCGCTCAAGGCAGAGCGGCACTAGCAGAGGCTAATAGAATGAAAAAACATTACAGCCGACTGATAAAGGATGAAGAGAAGGTGTACGAGCGGGCCGTGAAAAAATGGACCGATCATCAAGCCCAAATCAGATACTGGCAATGGGTCAAAGATAGAGTTTTACCTGAAGCAAAGCGCCTATTACGAGAATAAAATATTTAGTCAAATTAAATGACCATCGGCTCTCGCGCCCAAGTGTATCACGGCACCGCTGACCAGACCGCAGGCGGCCTCAAGAAGAAGGACCTGAAGATGGTCAAGAAGACTGGTGAGATCGTCAGCAAGTCCAAATCCAAGGATGAGAAGAAGAACCCATGGATTGTGGCTGTCGCCAAGGCCAAGAAGGAGCTGGGCATCAAGGGCTTTGCGCTGGTCCAAGGTCCACTGCTCGCCAAGGCACGGGAAATTTATGCCAAGTAAATTATATAACACGATGAGCACGAAAATCAAAATGATTTTGATGGCGTGTTACCTACTTTCAGCGGGCGCGCTCATCACCGCCAATGGTGCGATTGCCAAAGAATGTTACGATAACAATAAGAGCTTTGCTGATAGTAATCCTATACGCAAGACTAATAACAAGTTTTTGTTGTATATGGTTATTATAGGTCCGATCTGTATAGTATGTGCACTATTGGGTATAGTTGTAGCAGTCAAGGTGCCTTGATTAATTTTATTATGAAATAGAAATGAATGATGGGCTCAGAGGTCTTAGGGTCACGGCCAGTATCGCGCTCATGAATAAGATTCTCAAGACTCCAAAAACGCGCAGATCCCCTTCTCCAAAACGGGTGCGTCCGACTTCAGCTCGACGCTCGGTTGCTCGGTCCCGTAAAACCGGATCTGCGAGGCTCTCACGGTAAGGCCCCACACATTATTGAAAAAATAATTGGACTCAATGTCCACGATACAAGTCAGTTCTTGTCCACGGAAGAGACCCTCTCGGACCTCGGGCGTGACCTGTTTTGAATTTTCATCAAAAATATAAGTGGCTTCATCAATCTTAATTCTCAAAGAACCGTTCATAAGATTGGACTTGAAGGGCTCTTGGGGACACAGACGCCGCTCCAGTTCAGACCACCATTCAATGAATTCAGGGTAATTTATTTCTAAATTAAAACTTTTGTACTGCGACACGCCCCATGTACACGCACCGCGTGGAATCTGGAAACGGAGCGGACGCCCATCATAAAGGTACTTGCTCCGATCCTTCATACCAGGTGTTACATCTATATGGTCTTTGGTGATGTCAGACCACAGCACCATATAAATTAAAATGTTAATTCTTTTTAAATAATGCCCAACAACAAAGGGTTGACGAATCTCACTAAATTGGGACTGGGCATGGGGAGCATGGCCGCATGGGCGATGCCATCCGCAAATGAACTCGCTAGGCGCCGCCAGGCGAGTGCCGCAGCCGCTGCGACGCGTCAGGCGAATGCCGCCCGTCGTCAGGCGAACGCCCGCCGGCGACTGAATGAGATGCGTCAAGCCTCCGCCCGTCAGTCGGAACGGCTTGCTCGGCAGAGATCCGTGAATATCAACACCCTCATAAACCGTGCAAATGCAGCACTCAGCAATGCTGCAAAGGCCGGGCCCAATAAGAATGCCCGTGTTATAAACTATCACAGAGCGCGCAACGCTGTTCTCAATAGACTCGGCGCCCCATCCAAGAGTGAGAAGGTCAAGGATATTTTGAAACAAATTAATGCAAATAAAAATAGAATAGTAAACGCAGTCAATTGGCAAAACAAAAAGCAGCGTTGGTGGACGTGGAGACAAATGGTGGCGTACGAGCTTGGCGGTGGATCTAATGTAGGCGCCCCCGTGCCACTCAGCCAATTCGCACCACCAAAGCGCGTCAGAGGATGGAAGCCCATGCCTGTCACCATGAACGTGGCCAACACAGCGGAGATGGCCCGTCTGCTCGCGAAAGCGGGCCTCTAAAAACTCGAGTCTGAAACATTGAGCATTCTGCAAAGTCCCGAACCTTTGAGAAGGATCCGAAGTTCGGTGACCCAACTATCGTCAGCCGGGACCGAGAAGAAGCAGCCGTCGGGTGAATTCACTTCAATATTGTAATATTCCCCATGTTGGTTGAATGACGCAAGTCCTGAATCCATCCAGTCGAGTTGAATAGGTCGGCGAATGATGTGATATCCTGGGATCCTAAAATTGTGCAAGGTCTTGGACTCTAGATTGTAGACGATACCATCATGAGACTTGAGCAGGTACCAGAGTCTCCAGGCTCTCGCCTCATTTATTTTTTTTGGAATAATTTTGAAAAATAATTGAACATCTATGGACGGTTCCGACTCTTCAATTATTCTTCGAATCAATTCTGTAGGTAAATTCCTCCAGAGTTTATTGTCCATACCTTAAACAAACTTTACTCTTTTATTTACGACTATGTGGTTATTACATGTTGATGGGCCTAGTTGGTAGGTGCTTTCAAATAGGGTCATGTCATAATCCTCCCATTCCATATTAAATATATAAATATCCTCGGGTGATCGGTACTGTGAAAACTTGATACCCTTTCTTTTTATCCAATATGGTACATCCGGGTCACTCATACCTGAAAAGTCCCACATAATTCTTGAAAGGTGGTCGTACACGAATTCATTTCTAAATTCAAAATTTTTATTCAAAATTAATTTCCTTGGAGGAATTTTGAAAAAAATTCTTTGTTCAATTTCATTTGAAAATTCAAGGATCCTGAGGACCAGGTGGTCTGGTAAAAATCTCCATATGGGATCCATCTATCTTTTACAATTTTTATATGGTGCACAACTTGAGCGCATAGTGAAACCCTTTATCGGGCCCAAGAGGCACCTGAGCTTTGAGAATTTTCTAGGTAAATTGAACACCTTTCGGTTGGATCGCCTCACGCACTTTTTGTTCCTTGGGCCAGACCTGCAACAATTTTTCATTTTAAATTTAGTTTGGAAATTGTTCAACCTGAACACATCTCACAAGCTTCAGGGTTTGCGAGGGAACAGGCCAGGACCTGCTCGGGGGTCGCGACCGGTACCGTCACCTGTTGGGCCTTGGCCTTGGCCCGTGTTCTAATGTAGTAGCTCCCTGTTTTGAGCCCCTTCTTCCAGCCGTACATGTGCATACTGGACAGCTTGGCCAGTGTTGGATTTTCCATGAAAATATTCAAGGACTGGGACTGGTCAATATATGCACCGCGGTCAGCACTCATGTCTATGATGCTCTTTTGTGGTATCTCCCAAATTGTCCGGTAAATGTTCTTGAGATCCAGAGGGATCCCATCAATCTGCTGGACCGACCCCCCGTTCCGAACAATTTCATTCTTAATTTGAGGGTTCCAAAGGTTCAGCTTCTGAAGATCCTTGATGAGATGCTTGTTGACCATGACGAACTCACCCGCCAGGGTACGACGCAGATAGATGTTGGTGGTATATGGCTCAAAAGCCTCGTTATTCCCCATGATCTGTGCCGTGGATGCAGTGGGCATGGGGGCGACCAATAGGGAGTTGCGGAGGCCATGGGTCTTGATGGATTCACGAATTTCATTCCAAAATTCATTGACCTCCTTGCCCCACATGTCGTGCTGCAAAATTCCCTGAGAGGCTGGAGATCCAGGGAAGGTTTCGTAAGGTCCATCCTCTTTGGCCAGTTCACACGACTCGGTGAGAGCCGCATGGTAAATCGCCTCAAAGATTCCCTTGTTGAGTTCGCGGGCTTTTGGCTCGTCAAACGACAGACTGAGCATCATGAACACGTCAGCCAGACCCTGGATACCGATTGCGATCGGTCGGTGACGCATGTTACTCTTCCGGGCAGCCTCCGTCGGATAGTAATTCCGGTCGATGACGCGGTTCAGGTTCCGCGTGACGACTCGCGCCACTTCGTGAAGTTTGCCGAAATCAAACTGGTTCCCCTTGACGAAAGTCGGCAGGCACAGAGATGCCAAGTTACATACGGCCGTCTCGTCAGGTCCAGAAACCTCCATGATTTCCGTGCACAAATTGGACGACTTGATCGCCCCGATGTTCTTCTGGTTGGACTTGGCGTTCGCTGAATCCTTGTAGCACATGTACGGCGTACCAGTCTCAACCTGGCTCTTGAGGATCGCGTCCCATACCTCACGAGCCTTGACAGCCTTCTTGAATCGCCCCTGAGCGACGTAGGTCCGGTACAACTCATTGAACTCCTCACCGTACACGTCTGGGAGGCCGGGGGACTCGTGAGGGCACATGAGGTGCCAATCCTCATCCTTCTCCACCTTTTCCATGAAGAGATCAGGGATCCACATGGCCGTGAACAGATCGCGGCACCGCGCCTCCTCATCACCCTGGTTCAGACGCAGCTCCAGAAACTCCATGACATCCGCGTGCCACGGCTCGAGGTAAATGGCGAACGAACCCTTGCGCTTCCCGCCACCCTGGTTGACGTACCGGGCCGTATTGTTGAAAACGCGGAGCATGGGCACAATACCATCAGCCACTCCATTTGTGCCGTTGATTCGCGTGCCATTGGCCCGGATGTTACTGACGTGAATGCCGATGCCCCCAGACCACTTGGAGATGTGGGCACACTCCTTGAGGGTTTCGTAGATTCCCTCAATTGAATCATCCTTCATGGCCACCAGGAAGCAGCTGGACATCTGGGGATTGTTCGTACCGGCATTGAACAGGGTCGGGGTGGCGTGTGTGAAGAATTTCTGTGACATCAGGTCGTACGTCTCGCGGACGCGTGTGAGGTCGTCACCGTGGATCCCAACCGCTACACGCATGAACAGATACTGGGGCGTCTCACCGACGTTGAGGTAGCCCCGCTGGAGCGTTTTGATTCCAAAATATCCAAACATGTAATCGCGCTTAGGTTGGATCCAGGTGTCCATCTTGAGGTCAATGCACTTCATGAAGTGGTCCGACACGATACCCTTGGCGTGAAGAGCAATCATCGCATCGGAGAATGTAGATGGGCACGCCTTCTGGAGATTACTGACGGTTACACGGGTCGCGAGGGTCTCGTAGTCTGGGTGCTCGGTGATCATGGCAACAGCCACCTCGGCCGTCAGGTTATCAATTTCAGATGTGGAAATTCCGTCATACATGCTCGTGAAAACCTTCTGCGCCACCTTATCGGGCTGGACGTTTAGAACCTCGAACTCCGGAGACTGATTGAGTTTGCGAATTCGCTTCGTCACCTTGTCGAACAACATCTCAACCTCATCACCGGACCGCTTGATGACCTTCATTGGGTAATAAGTGTCTGCTTTTTTTATCCCTGTATACATCAAATGAGCACCCGTCTGCTTCCAACGCCCCTTACGGATGCCTTCTTTTCCGATTTCAACCGCGAGCAGATTCACAATTCCATAATTGAATCTGTCCAGGCCAAGACTGGTGTGCGGATCGAGCGCCAGAACGATGCTGACTTACAGGCTCTGATGAAGCGGGTATATACCAACATGGCCCGTGACCATTACGGTGACGTGCGTGGTCAGGTGGCGGCCATGAACCGCCAAGTCGCGAAGGAGGCGACGGCCACCGTGTCGACCGGTGTTCTCCAGCAGCTCGTGTACCTGCGCGACATCTCGTCGAACCCCGTGCCCCTGCCTGCACCCGTCAGCACGAGCACTTACGGAAATAAATTGCCATACAATAGCAAGATTGCATTCTAGATGAGAGCGCTTGATGACATCCTGATTGGTTTTTTCATTTTCTTCGCAATTGATCGCGCGATCCGCCTCTTCAGCAATGGCATCGTAGAGCCCTGGGCCGACAAAAAGTCCACGGATAAGACGGTCGTGGAGAACTGGAAGCTGGGCACGGAGTTCGCACTACTCATAGTGGCTTGCTTCGTGGTTATCAAAATGCGTCGGATCATCGGCCGCTTCAACAAAGCTTAGAGACTAACCGTGTTTGTTACACAATGAATAAGTTTCGTGATGAAACTGCCCAGATGTGCAAGCAAAAAGGATGGGACAAGGCGCCAGTGAGTATAGTATGGATGCTACTGAATGAAGAGATGGGTGAACTTGCATCAAGTATACGCCAGAACCAGCGAATTTATAAGAAAACTGGACTCAAGAAGGATCGTGGGACCGACGTCATGATGGAGATGGGTGACGTGTTCAGTTATCTTTTCCAGCTGGCCCATATGTTGAATGTTGACATGGACACCATGTGGGAGATGCACCGCCAAAAGATCCAGACGAAAGTATATTCTAATAAAAATGTAAGCGTATGTTAATGGCTACAGCCGCTATGGCGTGTGACGAGTTGAGCATTAATCGCTTCAACCCCTACACATGGTCCGGAACCTATGGTGTGTATTCCGATGGGTTCCCGAGCATAATTCCCAATGATGGTTCGTACACGACGGAGATTAGCGAGGAGCCCACTGTTTACACGGACCCCCTTTACGGTTCAGACAACCCAAATCTGGACCTGTCCGGTCCCATGTACTTAAAGACGGTTGATTCCAGCCCGGCGCCATTCCGTGGCTTCCCAGCGCGCAAGAACGAGTTCCCCGATGGCACCGTGACCTGGATGCGTCCAGGCCAACCATGGAGTTGGATGGGCGGTCGGCGCGCCAAGGATGACACGTGGACGGCGCGGGCAGGAGGCTCTGACTTGCTCATCTGGCTCGTGCTTGCCGTCATCATCGTGTACCTGTTTTCACGGCTCAAAAAGTAGCCACCTTTGGGGCCGTAACCTTGACTAATTTTTTCGCTAAATTCTCTTTTTCGGTTTTAGACCGTTCATCCAGCTTGGGACAATCATGAACCTCAAGTTGAATGCACTTGGCGCAGAAATCTCCACTACACCCCCTGCACTTCAGAAACCGGTTCTTGTGACGGCACATTGGTTTCGCAGCGAATATATCCATGTATGCCTCCTCCGGGGTCCTCATCTACTATTTCACAAACAATTTCATTCTTAAATTGCCGAGGAGGTTCGTCGACCAACGCACAAAGGCCGTGTTCCCGCCCGTGACAAATCCTGTCCCACGCCGCCTTCATGGCTGGAAGGTTCTTAGCGAACCATGCGCGATCACGAGTCACACGGACTACCACAAACTCCGGCTCTGAATTCTCGTTCTTCGCCGGTCGGTACTGGATAAAATCGCACTCCTCGAGGTCCGTGATTTCAAGCTGGAGTTGAACCTGGGGAAGGTAATGTTTAGGCACCTTTGCTTCTATTTTGCGGGTCAATGGACACTTTATCTCAATCAGAAGTCCATCTTCAGTGACCCCGTCAGGTGATGCACCGAGCCACGGGTACACGCGGTGCTGGACGAGCCCAATTTCATGAGATTTGCGACCGGTTCGTTGATCGTACAGATCCCGTACAAGAGGCTCGAGCAACGTTCCATGGGCCGTTGCGGCGTTGCCAGCCCATTTGGTTTTAAGAACCTTTTTCTTCACAAATGCATCAGGGGTTTCGTAATGGTTTTCACCGATGGCGCTCGCCACGTCACTTGCCGTGATCATTTGATCGCGGAGTTCTAACCATTCTTCTGATCTTTGTTCGGCGTATTCAGCCGCAAGGAGTTCACGGGCCCTCGCCACCACGTCCCTCCCGCTTTGGGGGGCCTCCATGTTTACTTTTAAATCGCGAATCCGTCTTAAGTACAATTTCAGCTGCATTCTGTTCAGCCTGTTTCTTCGTAAGAGCAAATCCAGAACCGCATGGCATCCCATCAACAATCACCGTGATGAAGAATTGCCCATTCGTCTGGCCATCCATGCGGTATTCTGGGAGGGGGTACTTGAGCGCCTGACACCAACGCATAAGCTGGTCCTTGTAGTTATCATCAACGAGAGAGGTCTCAACCTTGGTGAATGATTCTAAAACAAATTGCTTGGCGTGAACCATCCCGAGGTCCAAGTATATGGCCCCCACGAGTGCCTCGAAGACGTCCTCCATGATGTGTTCATTCGTGTTCCACCCATTGCGCTCCCCCTTTTCATCCATAAGAATCAACTTGTCAAGGCCCAAAATTTTGGAAATCTCACATAGGGTCTTGCCCCGGACCATCTTCGTCCGAGCCTTTGTGAGGAAACCTTCCTGATGTTTTTCGTACTGATCAAAGAGGTGTTTTGTGATTACAAATCCGAGTACTGAATCTCCCATGAACTCCAGAGTTTCGTACGAACCAGTCAGACCGGAATAGCGCTTCAGGGCACTTTTATGTGTAAACGCTCTGCGGTATAGATCAACGTTATGGATTTTAGTCCCTACCAGAACATTCAGGTGTGCAACTGAAAGTTCAGGTGGAGAAATAGTTTCCGTCATTTTTATTATAGAATACGCATATATTTTTAAGTGGAGAACTTCCATGCGAATCCGCCAGTTGTTTTGCGTTTTCCGAGACAACAGGCACTTATTCGAGAACTTTCTTTTATATTATTCATTTTTGCTGCAGTTTTCTGACTATCATATATTGTAATTTCTCCAGTTGTTAAGTCTATTCTTTCCACTTTCCTAGAAGAAGGATGATCTTTCCCATATTTTCCTTTTAAAGTACCTTCCTTTAAAAACATTGGATTTTTATCCCCTAATTTAGAAGCTCTGTATTTTTCAATCATTTCATCAGTTCTTTTTTTACCGAAGTTGGGATTTTCGTTTCCTTTTTTTCCAAACATTGGGTTATTTTCGCCAGTGAATAATTTACTAATTTTATCTTTTTGTTCATCAGTCAGTTTATACCCTTTAACTCCACCCCCTCCCTCCGTGAGATTATATCCATTTTCAAATGTTTTATAATAATTTATATAATAAGTTTCAAGATAATTTATATCATCAATTGAACATTCATGTATAAGTTTAAATTCAAATGCATCTTCTCCATGTTTTTTTATAGATCTGGTGAGATATTTGGCACCACTTTGTCCAGACTTGTGTTGTCTCCATCTATCAAAAGGATTCTTTTTCACAGTCTGGCCAATGTATATTTTATGTGTTTTCTTATTGGTAATCATGTAGATCCATGGCATTTATAATATAGTATCGCATTTATTTAAGCCTTCGCCACCTTGGGGCGAGACTTCTTCTCCTTGGGTGCGGCGTCAGTCGCCACCGGGGCCGCCTCGGCCTTTGGCTTCTTCTCGCGGGGCTTCTTATCAGTCGCCTCCTTGATGTAATGAGGGTTAATGAACTTCTGAATGTTCAGGAACGTCACCTGCGTGCCCTCTGGTGGCTGTAGCAGGTCCTTCAGCGTATCATCCAGGCTGATGTTCTGACCAGCCTTCAGGTTCTTCTCGGTCACGTAAGTGTTGATGCGAGCCGTAACCTGAGACCGGGAAATCTTCTCATCAGCACCCAGGCCCAGGAAAGCGCGCAGCTTGTCCGTCACGTTCAGGGGCTTGTTGAAGCCGTTGTTCTGGGAGCGAGCAGCCTGCTTCTCGCCCGTGGGATCCTCAAAGTGCTGACGAATCTTGCGCACATCCTTGCGCAGCGCCTTCAGCTCCTTGGCAATCAGCTCAAGAGTGACTGGGGTAGTGGTGGCCATTTCTACTCTACACATGACGGGCATCTTTAAGCCAGGGATATGATGGCCAAAAACACAATCACCAGCATGAAAAGTGGAATTAACATCCGTTCCCATACGGTCTGATAACGAATTTCTGGTTCAGTATAATCGTACGCATCTTTGACCCGTGTTGGTTGATCACTTGTGACGAGCTCCACACCGAACCCAGGAGGGAGACCAGTTCCCGACGAGGGCCGGAACTCATTATAGGCCTGTAAAATGTTTGGGACGTATGATATATATTTGCAGGCTGGAACACAGCAGCCCTCATCACATGGGGACACAAGTCCATTCTGACGATTAATGTATCCACAAATCTGAGACCCAGGCGCGATGGGATTTGAGAGGCACATACACCCCTTTGCGATCAGGTCTGAACTGCACGTGGTCATCTAGTGTTAAAGAAGAAATTAGTTCTTAGTATAAAATGGAGTACGCGACGCCCCAGAAGCTCCCAGACGGCCGTTACTTTCTGAAGATTTCTGGTGCCCGTCATCAGGTCAATGGTCTTATTCTCCAGGACTCTCTCGCGTCCAAGTCTGTGAATTTCAAGACTGATTCCAACATTTTCGCAGAGATTGATGAACAGGTTCTGGCTCAGGCCAAGCAGTCCAAGCAGGAGTGGTTCGGCAAGGAGCTGAGCGACGAGACCATCCAGAACGCATGGCAAGAGAGTGTGACGGATGGCGTGCTTGGTGCATCTCTCGTCACCGTCAAGGGTCAGGTGGCGACCCTGGCCTTTGATACCCGCAAGAACCCAGTGGAACTCGCTGACATCCAGCCCGAGACGTCATGTGATGTGATGCTCGAGCTGTCAGGCCTCTGGTTTCTGAAAAAGTCCTTTGGTCCCATCTGGCGTATCCTCCAGGTGCGCGTACGGGCGGCCCCCAAGACGCCCGAGCTCCCCAAGGAATATCTTTTCTCGGACGACCCCGCCGAGCCGGATGAGGAGGACCCGGCCGACTATCTGGACTGAGGCCGACTCCAGCCCAAAAAAATTATCGGTAACTATTAATAATATGGATCGCAAGGGACTCGCCATTCTGGTTCTGGCCGTAGTCATTCTCATGCTGCTGTTCGCCCCCAAGTCTAGTGGTTTTGGTTTAGGTGCCAAGAATAGTGGCATCACGGCGGCGTCGCTGGCGGATAATGGTGGTTCATCCGCACACAAGATGGGTGCAGGTGCTCCCTATGAGGGCAACGGCCCCAGTGGTGACGATGTGTCTTCCGCGAGCCTGATTCCCCGTGAGGTTGTTCAGACCGAGGACTTTGGCCAGTTCAGCCCAGACAAGATTCTGTCGGGCCAGAACTACCTGGATCCCCGCAGCCAGATTGGCTACCCCGAGACTGTTGGCGGTGTTCTGCGCAACGCCAACCAGCAGTTCCGTTCCGAGCCCATCAACCCCCGCACCCCAGTGAGCATCTTTAACCTCAGCACGATTCCCCCAGACACCATGCGTCCCAAGTTTGAGATCTCACCAGAGTACCAGTGAAGAGTAAAGCCGAAGGCTTTGTGACGAGAACGCGTCAAGCTGCGCGCAGTAATTTATATGAAATTACCAGAAATGGACTTTAAATCCGCAATGACCGAGTGGGTCGGCCTCAAGGCCCAATTGGCCTCAGCTCGCAAAGATCTCAGCGTTCTCAACCAGCGCGAGAAGGATCTTCGCAAGTTTGTGACGAAGCATATGAAGGAAAACGAAATTGATACCGTGAAGGTCCAGGACAAGATCAAGGTCAATTTCAAAACGAAAAAGACCAAGGCGCCAATCACCAAGGATGTCATCAAGAAGGGTCTGACGAGCTATTTTGGCGGGAATGAGGCCCAGGTGGAGGGGGCGTTCCAGGCGATCCTGGATGCCGCTCCAATGAAGGAATCCGATGGCGTCATGGTGACGGGTCTGAAGGCCATCACCGAGGCTTAGAGCCTGGGGCCTCTTGTAAAATAAGTAGAAAACATGGGTCAGGGCGACGAGTACTCTCGTGACGCCTACAACTATGATCTCGCATACGATTCCGAGGAGTCGGATGACATTGATCACGATCTCCATCCCGAAGACTGGCAGGATATGTACTCCCAGGAGCTTCTAGATGGTTGGATGAAGATTCGCGAATACACCGAGTACAATTACATGAACATCAAGGCGACTTTCCCAGACTTTGTGGATCTCGTCCTAGACCCCAGCCGGTGGTATCAGGCGAGCGGGACGCACATTGACCACCGAATCATGTGGAACCTCGTGCGGAACATGCCCGTCATCTCCGATCGCGTCCAGGCGGAAAATTTCTTCGGATGGGCAGAAAATTATATTGGATATTTGTAAAGATGTTTGACGTTACCGGTCCCAAGGTGCTGCTCCCAGCCGTCCTGTTCGCCGTTCTGAGCCCCGGTATGCTGCTGGCCCTGCCATCAGGCGCCGGTCTGCTGGTCCAGGCTGTTTTCCACGCCCTGGTTCTGGCCCTGGTGTACTGGGCGATTGCCAAGTTTGTGCTGAAGATCAGCCTGACCACGGCCGACCTGCTGGTGCCAGCGGTTCTGTTCGTGCTGCTGACCCCAGGTCTGCTGCTGACGATCCCACCCAAGAACGGCGGTCTGCTCCTGTCAGGCCAGACCTCGGCGATGGCTGTCGGCGCTCACACCCTGGTGTTCGCCCTGGTCTTTGCTTTCCTGCGCGGCCAGTACCCCAAGTATTATTAGACTAAAATTATAGAATGGTCCGGTGCCTCGCCATCGGTCCAGGAGCCATGGGCTTCTTCCTTTATTTAGGAGTAATTTCAAAACTAAAACATGAAGGCCAACTCGATAACCTTGAGGAAATCTCAGGGGCATCGGCCGGAGGCCTTTTAGGCTTCCTGTTTCTCGCGACGAAAGGGGACCTTGCAAAGGTCCTTGATTACGCACTCGACGTACCCGTGAAACAGATTATGAAACCAAATTTGAAAAATTTTATGAAAAATTATGGCCTCGTGACCCCGGTGAAGATCAGGAAGGTTCTCTCCGAAGCCTGTTATAAATTCATAGGCCAACCTGATATTACATTTGAGGAGCTGTACGCGTGGCACCCTATCAAGTTCCACGTATCCGCCTACTGTGTGGACTTGATGAAGACGGACTATTTTTCTGTAAATTCCACTCCAAAATTAAGTGTCCTAGACGCGGTCAGTGCGACCATCGCAATTCCTTTTCTTTTTTCAACTGTAAAAATCGGAGAATGGACCTATATAGATGGCGGGGCGGCCGAGACGACCCCTTCAGGTCCATTTTTGGCCAAAAAGGATGTCATCGCCATGAAGATAGGTTGGTCAAGACCGGCCCCAGTCACTGACCTCAAGTCCTACGCCATGGGTATCGTCTATTCTACAATGAAATTAAGAGCCGAGTACGAGGTCCCAACATTGGACCTTGACGTTTCGGGCCAGGATGTGTTTGATTTTGGTGCGTCAAATGATGGTAAGCTCAAGATGTTCATGAAGGGCCACGCTACCAATTTTTCTTGATAAAGGGTAAATGAAGTCCGCCCTGCGTTCTAGCCACGTTCGTCGTATCACTCGCCGCGTCATCCGCGTGACCCGTAGTGACGGCACCAAGTACTCGTACGTCCGCAAGTCGGGCCTGAGCCGTGTGTCCGCCGTGCCCGCCAAGGATGTTGGTGCGGCTGGCAAGAGCACCAAGGTGATCGGTAAGCTCAAGGGCGGTATGCTGACCAAGTACGGGTACCACCCAGTCGAGGCGAAGACCAACCGCCACAAGGCGCTCAGCAAGGGCATCAGCCAGGGTGAGAAGCCCCTGTCGGTCATGCGTCGCCTGGTCGCCATCAGCACCCTGACCAAGCGGACCCTGCCCCGCGCGTCCCGCATCTACAAGCAGGACGCCATGTGGATCCGCAGCAAGTACGCCAAGTCTTTCGGAAGGAAATAAATATGCGTGTAAATGTTAATGGATTGGTGGCCGCGAAAAACTTTATACGGCCCCCCTTGGCCTACGACCAGAAATGAATGGGCAATGTATGGTTTCGTTCCAGGTGGTCCGCCTAATCGCAGCATGCCGTTTTCCCACAGATTGGCGTATAAAACATGGCTTGTGAAACATAAAATACCGTATGCAACAACTAATTCCAGTTCAAATGGTGTGGGGTTTCCATATGAAGTTATTTCAATTAATGACGGCGTGCAACCCCGAAGACGCCAAGTAAATAGCCATACCCCGACTCCCCCGCTGCTGACCACGCCACCTCGAAATCGCCAAGCAAATCGCTCGCCCCCCGCCCCGCCTTTGCAAAGACGGGCGGGTGTGCGCGGAGGGAGTCCTCAACGGGCAACAATGACTACTAATAGTAATAATAACGGCAATGTCACATCAAGACGGCGGCAGGCTCCATTGGAACGGACTAATTCTAGTCGACCCCCTCCTCCCGGTGGCAACAATGCAGCGGGAGCAGCTAGGGTGAGTCCCGTTGAAGAGCGTCGGATTCAAAGAAATGTCGCCCAGCAAGTTTCCCAACGGGTCGCCCAGATTGCTCGAGAGGCGCCCCAATATCAGCAGCTTGCTAATTTGGCGGAGTTTGAGCGGGCAGAGCAATCACGTAGGCGGGGGTTTGAACTTCCGCCCCCGCTGCCCAGAGGCCTTACTGCGAATCAACTAGAGGCCCAATATGAGCAGGAAGTCTGGCTTGCTCGTCGGGCTGCGGAGCAAGAAGCAAAGCGATTACGGGCTGAAGCAAGAAGACAGATGGCGTCTAGAGTTGCGGGAGCGGCAAAGACGGCGGCGTTGGCCGGCGGTCGGGCTCTTATTTCTGGAATCTCCGCGTCTGGGCGGGCGGCCAAGGCTGGTACATTGGCGGCTGGGCGAGCGACGAAAGCCGGGGCATTAGCGGCCGGGCGGATAACAAAAGCCGGGGCACTAGCGGCATCAGAAACGGCCAAACGGCTGGTGAATATGGAAATGGCGTGGGCGGAGGAAACACAGCGACGAATTGAAGAGGCGGCGAACAGAGCTGCAGCGGCCAAGGCTGCTAAAAACAAAGCGGCGGCCGAGGCGGCTGCTAAAAAGGCTGCGAACGCCAAGGCGGCGGCTGAAGAGGCGTTGAAAAAGGCCACTGCAAATAAAACCGCAAGACGAGCAGGTTTAATATGGCGCGCCAAAGCGCGAAAATCGTTAGCCACCAAAGCCATGAATAAAGCTGCAAATCAGCTCAAAGAACAGAATAAAAAGGCGGAGGAGGCTAATAAATTGCAGCGCGCAGCTGAGCGTGCGGCGAACAATGCAAGTGCGCGGGCTGTTATGGCGAACCTAGCGGCTGCGAGCATGTCACAGTACACCAGAACGGAGAGTCAGAAGGCGCGGCAATCGGCGAATTCAGCCAAGAGGGCACAATCAGCAGCGGCTGAGAAGGCTCTACGTGCGAATGAAAAGAAGAATCTCAATGCTGCACTAAAACGCGCTATAGCAAATGGTAATGTGGAAGCAATTGAGAGAATGAGAATCTCGGCACTTTTCCGCGAAACGCCAGCGGGGCCGGGTCGGCCACTCCTTAAAAGAAGTAATAAACAAGAAAAGGTATTTGAGAATGCCCTCGCAAAGGCCAAGAAGGTTGCGGAGGCCAAGAAGGCCGGTAACAGAGCGCGCCAGGGTGAGGCTAAAAGGTTCGCCGAAAAAGCGGCGGCCAATAATGCATTTCGCCAAGCCGCGGTGCGTAGTATGGAGGAGCAAGAGCGTCGGCTCCGCACTGGAGCGCCGACTCCATCAGGAAGGGCAGGAACGAATAAGGGTCGGCGGGTTCAGCAGCAACGTCAACAAAATGTGGTGTCTTCAACCGGGGGAGGGAGAGTTGGTACTAGATAAAATATAAATTTACATTATAAATGAGCAACTCATGGAATGCACTCTATCAGGGACCCCTTGTGGTGGGATCCAACAGTACCCAGCGTCCTATATTAGGCGGCCGTAACCAAAGCGTACTCTTGAGGCGAGGGACCCACCCCTACGCAACACTAGAAAGTGTAGCATCGAGAAAAAAACAGAATGAAATAAACAAAAGGAAAGCGGCTGCAGAACGCGCTCAAAAAGAATATACAAATAGTCTCAAGAAGCTCATCGCGAATTTAACGGAACAAAAACGCCAACAAACCGCGAAAAAGATCGCGGTGGCGAAGCAGGCCAATGAACTGAGGAAGGCGACGACTGCAAACTGGAGAGCGGCGAAGCAGATGGAGAAAGAGGCGGCTCTGAAAAAGCTCAAGAACAATTTGAAAGCCAATAGAAATCGCATTTCCAATCATTTACGAGCGAATTACAATGCGTGGGCGAGAGTGTGGATCGAGCAACTGTTCAATTTCGAGTTCAACAAGGGTTACCTACCTCTGGGTGAGCGGGAAGAACTAAAAGAAGCGATTAATAAAGTAAAGAAGGGTCTGGCGGACGTTATTAAACATGACAAGGAATTGAAAAATTTGAAAAAGGCGGCCGAGTCTGCGGAGTGGGCGGCGGGATGGGCGGCTAATAATGCGGCCGAGGCCCGGCGCAAGGCGGCCGAGGCCAATGCCAAGGCTCGACGCAAGGCGGCCGAGGCGGCGTTGAAACGCGCGTCACCCTCTATTCGTCTACAGGAGAATCGTAGACAGATTAATCGTATGATTGCCGCCGCTCGCGTCGCGAATCAAGCGTCGAGAACTTTCCGACGCCCAACTCCTCTTTTTGGTCCCAGTAACATGAGAGGAAAACCAAAGCGCAGCTAAACCCACTCCACCGGGTCCCAAATCCCATGGATCGCTGGACCCATCGGGAAAAAAGGTTCAATAGACCATTCACCTGTATGACTCAGCAAGTCCATGAGTATATGAAAAGCATAAATCTTCCGGGCCCTTGAATTTTGAATTAAAATTAAAAACCATAAAGAGTGGGGCAGCTTGTAGAACCATGTGTATGAGTACCAGTTTTTTATCACCCGCCAAGGCGTGTTCGGATCCACGAACGCCCCCCCGGGTGACAAAAAAAGTGCCATGGGCAAGTCAGGGGCTATCGCCCAAAAGGCGTCTTCCAAACCTAAACGTCCAAAGTACATCCTTGTGGTGGCCAAGTGCCCTATCCAGAACATCCCTACTTAGAAGTAATTTTAATTCAAAATTCATGGAGCCCATCCTCCGTGAGATTTCGGATGAAATTTGGACGGCCCTCGGGCCGGGATACAGCGAGTCCGTGTACCACTGCGCCTTTGAGGTGGCCCTGAGGGCCCGGGGTCTCTACTATGAGACGGAACGTATTGTACCTGTGTACTTTGCAGGACAGAACGTAGGTCACGTAAGGGCCGACCTCATCGTGGATCGCAAGTGCGTCATAGAGCTCAAGTCGGTAAGCAAACTCAATGAGACTTACCGAATTCAGACCCAAAATTACCTCCAGCTCCTGGACCTCCAAGAGGGATACCTCATCAACTTCCCTGACAAGAAGGGTCCATTTGAATTTGAAAATATAATTCGTGAAAAAATTGCCGCCCCTATTTTGGACAAAATTGATTGCTGACCGCCTTCAGTTTGTCCGGATAAACTCCCAATGTAATTCATTACACATTTTCTCCCAAATTTGATCCTGAATATAGAGCTTCTCACGACTCTTGAGAAGTGGGAAACACGGCAGGAACTCGTCCTCTCCAAGAAGTTCACATAGTTTATAAAGGACGTATGAGTAACTCAAAAAATTCTTCCGGTTCGCCGGTTTATGTTTCTCAAAAGGAGCTTGTATTTTGTGGAACATAAGCCTAAGCTTATCCTCGAGCGCCTGAGGCATTGTTGGTGGCTGGATGCCATTCAGAATAGTGGAAATATATGGTACATGCTCATAGTACTTGGCGTAATTGAGCTTCTTTAACAGGGTCTTTACCTTTTCGTGGGTAATCTCAGAGAGGTCCTTGATTTTCTGCTTTTTGAACTCGGAGCGAAGCTGCTCAACGACAACATCCGGTACACTCGTTGACTCTTTGGCCTGGAACTGACTGATCCACTCATTAAAGTGATTTTCACGTTTGTAAGAATACACGACGTTCTTCTCCATCTCCTGCTCCTCCTTGAACCCCAGCTCGTTGCACAAAACGTACTCTATCATCCCACACTGCGAACAGGATTCTTCACTCTGGACCTCGTCAAATATTCGTGCGTACATTGATCCACACCCTTTACACGGCTTCAAGTGCTCCTCCATCCCCTTGGGGTGTGCATCAAATTGACCCTCCACCTCATTCATGTACCGCTTGTAGATATCCTGACGCTGCACACCCTTGCGGGTCGCCACCTTGAAATTCAGAAGCTGTTTCGTACTCACCTCTTCGGTCGTCTCGGCCGTGTAGTCCTTTATTATAGGAAGGCAGTCAAGGAGGTACTCTGCCAATTCAGCTTCTGTTTTACATTCCTGAATTCTTGAATTAAATCGCGCCTCCATCTATGATATTTGATTCTAATTTTTAAGGATCAACTTTTGGTGCCAAATAAAATTTCAAATCTCCCAAGTTGGCAATTGTGTACCTGAAAATAATTGGCATGTTCTCGTTGTCCGAGTCCTGCATGAGCTGGACACTCGAGCACATATTGGTCGCCTTGGTGAACAGGTTGATATATTTGAGACTGAATGTATTTCCGGTGCGCTTCACTGGAGGGTCAGGAAAGTCAATGCACGTCATCTGATCTGCAAAATCACCCTTGCAACTCAGGATCAGCTTCTGACCGTCGCGAATAATATCCATCTCCACCGCCAGGTTACCCATGTCACGGGTGATGCGCTGGAAGTCTACAGACGGTAGGGTCGTCACGACGTTCATGGCAATGTCCGGGAACTCAATGATGTCCTCATTAATGTCCAGCAATTTCAAACGAAATTGGGTCGACGACTTCTTCACAGGATTTTCAATCAGGAGATCCATATAGTCCCGACCCACAATGTTGATATCTAGGGTGTCCTGACCTGAAACGCTCTTGAGCAGCTTGTATACGTTGGCCATGTTGAGACCGGCTGCAATATCCGACGGGCAATCGTACTCTTCAAAATTATCAGCCCCTAGGTTCATATGGACCAGGGTCACTCGGGCCGTATCGAGTGTAAGAATGTGGATTCCATTTTTTGTGAAATACACATTCACGTCGTTGATGATATCCTTGAGCACCTCAAAGACCGACTTTAGAGCCGCGGCCTGAATCGTCTTCAGATGCATTCTTGTTTCAAAAAGTAAATTATTCTCTAAGTTTCTTCACCGCTGCCCAACTCTCTGGTACGCGTCCTGGACGTCCCCTCCAATTCTCGCCTCGAGTTCGGGTGTCAGGCGGGGCTGGAGGGACTCGCCGTAGCGATCAAACTCGAACATGTCCGGGTGATCCGTCCCGTCTAGGTTCGCACCTGCGCCTGTATCCCATGACTCAAAGTCACATGGGACCATGGACTCGAGCCACGCCTGGACCTCCTTGCCGACCAGCATTTTTCCGTCATTCGTGACCAGGGTCGGAACTCTGGTTATTTTCTTGGACGGAAGACCCTGATCATTTATATTCCAAAATCGTACAATATCAATGAGGGCCGGTTGGGTCTTGATGTATCCCAGTATTTCTTGAGACCATTTGCACTTATCCGAGTAGACCAGTAGGGCCATTTAAATTTACACAGTTTTTTTCAATCAATCTTTTTTCGCAGCAAATAGTAATGAAGGACCTGGTCATACTGGTGCTCGTCGCTATAATTTTATTTTTAATTTGGAATGGCCGTCAGGATGCGCGTTACGAGGCCGACGTCGCACAGACGGTTCCCTCCGATGCTCCAGTTTCCCCTGATGTAATTCAGGTTATTATAGAAAAGGTCCAGAAGAGCCTACCCACCATTTACCCAATTGAGACCCTTTATATCAAGAGCCAGGGTGATGGCAAGTACGACGCGCGCTTAATGTTCTTCAATACTGATGGTTACTACGGTACTCAGTACGACGTCACGGCGAAGATATCCGATGACGGCTCGGTATCCATCCTACGCCAGAGTGAGACGGCCACCGCGGGCGACAGTGACAATCCAGGTTACGTGGGTGACGCCTACCAGCCATATGATATGATTGAGGCCAATCTGGATCGTCAGCTGCGCGATGCTCTGAAGTCACAGAGCGGTACCCCAGGTGGCCTTATCGGCACGCCCAGAGAACTGGCGAGCGGGGCTCCAGCCCCACGCGCACCAGCTCCCGCGCCAGCTCCCGCGCCATCTTATTAGATGGGAATTATAGATGGAAATAGCGTCCGCCAAGGACATTTTGGCCGCTGAAAAAAAGAGGGCCTCGGCCAAGAAGGAATACTACAAGGCTCTCCTTGAGCAATTTTCAAGAAAAATACGATCCTCAGTAGAACTCGGGAAACGGGACGCCGTTTTGACGGTTCCCACATTTCTCGTCGGGTACCCGAAATATGAACTCGCCAGCACGGTCGTTTACATGTCGCGGCAATTAACCCGACTAGGGTACAAGGTGGAGCTCATAGGCCCTCTTGATCTCAAGGTGACGTGGCGTCATACCCACCCGACCGAAGATGTCCAAGTGGAAACGGTGGAACCTGGAACATTCTTACCGAGCCTTGTGAACCTCCAGAAGACGGCTCAAAAGTTGCGTGTAGTCAAGAAGAAATAAGTCCTACGGACAATGGCCGCGTTGCGACCCGACGGGAAACTTGTTCCCCTTTACTAAGAATGGATCTTCTCAATGAATCCGAGCGGCGCTTCACCAAGAAGCTCTGTGATGCCATGATCCCCGTGATGATCGCGGCCTTTTGGGAAATTTGGCTCGAGGCCAAGAAGGAGTCCCAGGGCAAGAACACCACGCGGGTCTTCCAGGAACTCCTGAGAGGGGTCAAGACGTGGAACTCTTCAATTTCACTCAAAAATACGGAAGCCATCATCAAGAACCAGCCTCTTTTCCCCAATCTCCTCGCTGCAGTTTTTGTAATTCACGTAAAAATTCTGAGTGCCATCCGGACGGATCGCAAGTCCAAGAAGATTAGCATCAAGCTACCGGCGAATGACGTGTTCGTTCAGCGGTGCTACGAGGCCTGTGCCAAGGACCTCTACGAGAGCCCTTTTATCATAACCGAAAATAATAGTGAATCTGATCGGAACGATGATCTCAATAAGCGTTTCCACCGCCACATCTGTCTGGTTATTGAGGATCTCGTGCCGACCGCAGAGATTCTGAACACGTATCTTCCCCTTCCGGCTGCAGGGGGTGATCTTGACATGGATCACGATGACGAAGATCCAGAGATGGAAGAGAACGTTCCAGAGATCCAGGACGAAATGGACGCCATGCCCACCGCCGATAATGCGGCCGAGGCTGGGAGTGGTATGGAAATCGGAAAGACTCCAGGAGGGGTTGACACTATGGTGACCGCCAGTGACGGTCTGACCCCACCAGAGGTGCCCGGGACGACGCCAGCACCCGACGAGGGACCCAAGATTCCAGAGCAGACGCTTTTTGATGACGCACCGACCAAAATTCAGAAGCTCGGCGCGTAAAGAGCATAAATAAGATATTGGAAACTATTAGAAATCATGGAGCACTATTTCAAGGAGCCCTTTAGCGCCGCCGTAATCGCTGCGGCGATTACTGTGGGTTATATATTCGCCAAGGCGAAGATGAATAATGAAGGAAAATTGAAAAACTCTGATTATTTCAAGAATGCTTTCTTGGTCGGTCTTTTGGTTTACTTTATCGTCAGCCAAGGGCAGGGTTCTCACGAGCCGATTATGAGAGAGCCATTTTAACTTAAGGACAAAAATATATTAAATTACAAATGACCACCCTCTCAGCTTTCAATGAGATGATGGGTCAGTTCCTCGGTGAACTCGCACAGACCTTCCCCGATGAGCCAAAAATCAAAGAAGTCCAGGCGGCGCCCATGGATCGTGCCTCTTTTGACCAGTTTATGAAGGATCTCGCCCCATGGACTAGCCACATGATGTCCAAGGATGCCGATGCATTTTTTTGCGCGGAGAATAAGATTGTGGCGAATCTGAACCTTCATGTGATTTGGAAGACGGACGCATGCACGGAAAATACAAAGGCTGCAATTTGGCAGTATTTCCAGACGCTCTATATGCTCGGTACGACGATCAGCATGTTTCCACCCGAGACGCTGAGCATGATTGAGTCGGCCGCTGAAAATTGTGCAAAAAATATGAAGAAGAACCCGAACGGTACCGTTGACGAGGCGGCGCTCATGTCCGGTATGAACAGTATGTTGGCCCAGATGCTCGGTGGTGGTGCCGGCGCGAATCCATTTGCCTCACTCCTAGGTGGTGCAGCCCCAGCCGCTCGTCCTTCTGCAAAGGGGAAGCGCAAGCCCACTAAAAAGATTTCTCAGTAAACATCAGAATGGACCTGCAGGATATTTTCAAGTCGAGTGAACTCATGAACTTTTGGCCGACCGCCAAGCAGTCGGCGAAAGAGCGCGTCATGGCTACGACCCGTTTCATCCTTTATGCCACGATCGTGGTGTACCTGATTAACCGTGATCCACGCGTTTTCGCACTTGGTGCCCTTGCATTTGGTGTTCTTTATTACATGTGGACGGCGAATCTGATTTCCGACGGTCTCATGCGCCCAGCATACGGTGACGGCCGCGTTCCCAGTCTTTTACGCGACGAGGTGACGCTTCCGACCGTCACCAACCCCATGGGCAATGTGTTGATGAGCGAGTACACTGAAAATCCAGACCGGCCACCAGCTGCATGGTATCCCAGTGTGCGTGGTGACGTCCAGGCGGCGTGGAGCACCATCCATCCTTTTGAGCGCGTCCGTGATGCCGAGCGCAACTTCTACACGACGGCATCCACCACGATTCCAAATGACCAGAACGCCTTTGCGACCGCCGCTTACGGCAAGCAATTTGCACCAATGTGCAAGGATCAGGGCGGTAAGGCGTGTGACCCAGACAATTTCTATTTCAATTTCCCAGAGCGCACGCAAATGCGTGGCGGCAACGGTGGCGGCTACGGATCATAAGAGCCTGGTTTTTTTCGCAAGTAAAATTAATAATGCCTCGTCTTGACGCGGCCCCTGTTATTCTTCAGCCCAATGTCCACATGGGTCCAGCGACTGTGGTGCTTGAGGATCTGGCCGATGCGAGCTCTTTCCTGCGTGAACGCACCACCACGGCGTGGAAGAAGAACTGGTCAGAGCAGCCCTATGATTTCCCAAACACGTACGTGACCATCCCACAGCGCGTGATGTCTTGGGACCCCATCAGCACTTATGCAGATGATCAGAATAATCGTTTCGTTCAGCGTTACATGGGAAAGAAGTAAAATAAATCCTCCGTAAATACTAATATGGACCCTCTGGCGCTGGCCGCCGTTGTAGGTCTTGTGTTTGCCGGCAAGCGTCTCTCGGATGGCTCAGGTGAGCCGGAAGGACGCAAACCACTGCCAACCACTCGACCAATTACCCGCCGTGATGTTGATCTGGCTGCGAATGCCCGTGATCACTCCAAGGATGCATTTGACCTGAAAATTATGACGCCCGATCTTGGTCGCCGTATTGGCGACTGGCGTCTGCAACCAAAGGAGGCTGTTCCGAGCCTCCAGGACACCGTGCCCGATGCGAACCGTTTCCCACTCGGCCAGCCAGTATATGATCTGTATAACCGTCAGTATGTGACGAATAAAATGAATAATCTGCAGCCAATTGAGCGCCGCCGCATCGGTCCAGGTCTCGGTGTCGGTGCGAATGTCGATGCAGCAGGCGGCTTCCACCAGTACTTCCGTGTTCTGCCAAATAACGTGAACGAGGAGCGCCTCACGACGCTTGAGGGCCGTACGGGTCCAGCCGATGCCCTGGTCAAGAGTGGCGGCGCGGGTGGTATCGGTGAGGTGACGCACCAGGCCAAGGATTCCAAGGCGTGGTACCGCGAACCAGCCAAGGCCCGTGCACAGGGCCAGGGTGGTATGATTACCGGTGCAGAGGGCCGTCCAGATCACCTCAAAACCCGTCGCACCACCATGCGTGACGAGCAGACGACTCGCGTGGACACCCTGTCCATGGGTCCAGCCCAGTACAACGTGGCCCAGCCATATGCTTCTGGTGGCGAGACGTCGTACACGGATAAATCTCTGACTCGGGTGAGCGACAATCGCTCCAACCCAGATCGTGCAGGAAACCCTGGACAGATGAATGTCCGTAATGATCCAGTCAATCAGGTGGGTGCGATGACGAACCTTCGTCCCGAGTCCAAGTCCGTACCAGTTTCACACATGAACGGCGGCCGCTTCCAGAACTACCTGGGCCCCGAGTTTTACAGATTCGTGGAGAAGAAGGACAAAGCCAATCCTCTGGCATCCAACAAGTGTCTGGATGTGGCCATCCAGCAGCTGGAGAAAAATCCGGTCGCCCTCCCTCCCCTGTCAGCCGTCTAATTCCACAGTAAAATAATCTAGACCAATTGTAAAATGAGCGGTGGTATCGTTCAACTCGTCGCAACTGGTGCTCAGGACACTTGGCTGACGGGCAAGCCTGAGGTTTCTTTCTTTCGCTCCAACTACCGGCGGTATACCCACTACGCCAACTCGGTGGAGCGTCAGGTGATCCAGGGCGCCCCCATCGCCGGCGGTATCTCCACCATCCGCCTCGAGAAGAAGGGTGATCTGCTGAACTACGTGTACCTGACGGCCCGTGACGGTAATAGCTCGCTGGTGCCCATCGTCAACTGGTCCAACGTCATCGACAAGGTGGAGCTGATGATCGGCGGCCAGGTGATTGACACCCAGGACGTTGTGTACTCTTCTCAGATTGAGCCAGTGACCGGTGCCCAGAACTTCAGCCAGCGTCTGCTGATCGGCAACTCCGGCAACTACCTGTCTTCCAACAACTCCGTCTCCGGCTTTTACCCCCTGAAGTTCTTCTTCAACAAGGACTGGTCCGTGTCGCTGCCACTGGTGGCTCTGCAGTTCCACGATGTGGAGCTGCGCATCACTTGGTCATCCAACCTTGGTGCAGCCACGGATTTCAACGCCGCAGCAGGCGCCTCCACGTACAACAGCCTGCAGTACATTGCCTGGTGTAACTTCACGTACCTGGATCAGGCCGAGCGTGATTACTTTGCCAACACGCCTCAGGATCTGCTGATTACCCAGGTGCAGCGCACGATTGTGCTGGGCTCGCAGACGATGCAGGAGCTGGCACTGGCCCAGCCCGTCAAGTTCCTGGCCTTCACGAGCAATGCCTACCACCAGAGCTATGGTACCAAGGGCGCCAACTCGGCCCTGGTCAAGGATCACATGCTCAAGACCCAGGTGAACGGCGTGGACGTTGGCGAGTTCCGCCACCTGCCCGCCTTTGTGGATCTGCCCCAGTATTACAACACTCCATTCGGTTACCTACCCAACGGCGTGGATGCCGGTACCGCCAACGTCGGTATCATCAGCTACTGTCTGGACACCTCCAAGCTCCAGCCAACCGGCACCCTGAACTTCTCCCGTCTGGACACGTACCGTATCGTCGTGCCCCCCACCATCACCATCGGTGCCCTGATCAAGAGCACGTACCTGTATGCAGTCGGCTACAATGTGCTGCGCATCCAGAACGGTCTCGGCTCGGTACTTTACGCCAATTAAATTGAACCTAAAATACAGGATGCAACTCTGGCACTGGGTCCTAATTATCGGACTCGTCTTTTTGATTAGCTACAGCCCACGTACGGGAAATCTCAAGGACTTTTTTGATTACGAAATATCAGAGGGGGATGTCAAACCCCCGGGGCCCTCGCGAAAGGCACAAAGCAATAGCAATACCCTTCAGCACGATCAATGAAGTTCCGCACTTTTTGATTGTGCACGACAGAAGATACCGTGAATGGACTTTTGTCACAGGCGGGTGTCGCCGACGCGAGATTTACAACCCACTTCGTTGTGCGGTTCGTGAACTCGAAGAAGAAACACGGGGGATCATAAACCTGAAGAGAGGCTCCTACGCCTACTTCAAGTTTTCGACCGACACACCAGAAGCCAGAGACGTGGAAGATGGCGTGGATGTACTGAATCACTATCACGTCTACGTGTTCCATGTACCCATGACGGCCATTGAACAAAAACACATCGTCAGAAGATTCACCGAAGAAAAGACCAAAATGGATGACAACTCGGTTCCATTCCGGAAAAATTATGATGAAAATGATGACTGTAGATTTGAGAATCTTGAATTTATTTCAAAATTACCCAACCTGTGGCCGATGATACGTCAGCACGTCATAGGCAACCCTGAATTTCAACAGGCTCTGAGCCAGGCAAAAACCCCATTTAATTTGAGGGTATAGGCCGCGCTATGCGTGATCAAATAAGTGCTATGCCCTTACTATAGGATGACCCGGTCCAAAATAGAGTTCGCCACAATCCTAGCCAGTTTGCGCGGAGCAAACGAGGATCCGAAACAACTTGCAGAGGATATGACCCTCCGCAAATTGTGTTATGAAATTGAGAAGCTTGAGCAGGAGCAGGAGTCTCTGAAAGAGACAACTCCTAAGGAAGACCCCATTCCAGAACCCGAAAAACCAGTTGAGAAGAAATCAAAGGTCAGACCCTTCTGGTCTTTCCTCCAAGGTGACTCGGACGAGGAGGACTCTTAGAGAATTTAGGTTCTAAATCTATAATGACAATTGAGCGATGGAGGGTCCCAAATGGACCCGCGACCCACGTCCTCATGGACGGTGGGATTTTGTTCGTGCCCACAGAGGAAACCCAGGAATTCTATCAATCCTGTGTGGATACGATTAAATCAGGAACTAAATTGTACGTGGTTGAGCAAAAGACCGAGAGGTTCAAGTTCTTCGTGGACCTGGACTACAAGGCTCCAGAGAAACTAGCCGAAGATGATCTTCTTCAATTTTGTTCTATAATTCATCAAGCACTAGACACTCCATCTCGGTGCCTCATCGCACGGGCCAGGCCACGACCGGTCGGGGAGGGGCTCGTGAAATCTGGGGTCCACATCCATTGGCCAGATTTGGTCGTCACCAGAACCCAGGCGCTTCATTTTAGATCCAAAATTATTTTAAAATTATCAGAGGATTTTGCATTTGATTGGGATCGGATTATTGATTCGTCAGTCTATGGCGGTTCAGGACTTCGGATGCTCTGGTCCCATAAAATGCCCACAGGCGATCCATATATCCCATGGCGCGATCTCTATGGAGAAGCGTTCACCAAAGAACCAAACACGGAAATCATGTCCCTGTTTGCGGTTCGCACAGACGAAGAGACGAAGCGCGACGAGGTTCTTGCGGATAATGGCCCTCTCGAAGAGTTTGTGCGGAAATATATGCAGGGTCAGAGCCGGGCCAGAATCAAGAAGGTGTGCCGACGGGACATGAACAGCTGGTACGCCCAGACCGACTCTAAATATTGCGAGAGAATCAAGCGGGAACACCAGTCCAATCACATCTGGTTTTCAATAAATTCCGGACGAATTTGTCACATGTGTTTTGACGACGAGTGTCGCGAGTTCAAAGGTCAGGAACATCTTCTTTCTCCATCAATAGTAGAGCAACTCAATGAAGTTGTTATTGTGGGTAGTCCTTCTTGCAGTTTTCTTTTGGATTTTCTTTCCGATGGGCCCCGCCGCACGTTTCAAGAAGTACAAAGAAAGGGTCCACGTGTACTCGGGTCTGGACCCAAAAGGCTGGGAGAGCTTTTTGACCAATATCCAAGAGTTCGAACGGTTGGCTTCAACGGACCAGCTGGATGATTCTGCAAATGCGCTCTACGCGTGTGTAGAAGACGTTCGGAACCTCGCCTTGAACATCAGACGGGCCGACGATGCCGAACATCAGGACAAACTCAATGAAATTGCAAACGAACTTGGCTACGAGGGTGAGTTCATCATAAACCAGAATGCAATTTCAAAGGGTATTCAATTCTTCCCCAAGTACTTAAACGATTCCCTCATAGATTACCCAGATGGCCGATCCGAAGGTCCCTTCCCCAGACTCCGCTCCGACACCTGAGACGCGCACCCGTTCAGGACGCATCACCAAGCCCCCAGTACGCTACGAGCCTGTTGAGCAGGTCGAGGACGATTACTCCGAAGAGGATTACGACTCGGATGAGTCTGATATCAAGACTGATGATGAGTTTACTGATGATTCAGACGAGGAGGACGATGAAGAAGATGCAGATGATGATGGAAATCTAGATGGATTTGTTGTGCCAGATAAAAGCGAGAGCGACTCTGATGATAGTAGCGACGATGGACAACCTCCCGTTCCTGTCAAAAAGCGACCAGCCGTCCCAGTCAAGAAACGGGCCGCCGTCCGAAAGTGAGTGGCCAATTCAGGAGCCACCACCACGCGTCTTTCATAGGGACTTCGAGGCTCCCAAAGACCCACTTGATTTTCTAAAAAATATGAACCCGGTCGGGCTCATTCTCATCGGTATCGTTATCGGAACTATTATCATTAGCATGCGGCCAATTGTAATTAATGCGGCTAAGTAACTGCATATAGTATCGCTTTTCCAGAACTGGAATCATTTCCATTAAAATCACCTATAGGGCCTGTACGTTTCACACGCACATCCTCCTGGAGAAAACCGAGCCAAGGATTCTCACGAGTCTGATCGGCCGGCTCCATATCTCTGAATACCTCAAACTGATTGTCGTAAGCGGGAACACTTTGAGATATTCTGGCAGGCGCGGGTGGGAACCTCGTGTACGCAAAGTACACGAGGGTCAACACAACCACGACCGCAATGATTTTAAATAACATTATTATTAGTACTTGGCAATATTTTAGGCGTCAGGAACCTCCTCCTCCTCCACAATTGGCTCCGGGAGCTTCGAAGAAGCTCCCTCGGCCGCCTCCTTCTCCTCGGCCTCCTGCGCCTCCTTGCGCTTGAGGATCTCAGCAGCAACGCGAATATCCGCCTTGGCGACCAGCTCCTCCATGGAAGCGTCTGGGAACTCCTTCTTCAGGTCGTTCAGCATATCCGCTGGATGAGGAATTGGGGGTACATCAGGCTTGGTGTAAAACTTGCTGTTCTCGTCACCGGGCTCGATGAAAGGCGTCTCGCTGCCCTCCAGTGGCTTGGCCATCATGTCGCGCTTGCGCTTCTCAAACATGGCAGCGGCAGCCGTCTGGCTCTTGCGGTAATTCACCATAATCTCCTCCAGCTTGTCGTTCTGGTAGTGAACATCCTCAATCTCGTCGCGCTTGGGGGGAATCAGCAGCCACTTGTACATGTCCACCACGTAAATGTCTACAAGTGCGTCATCCTTCTGCAGACGCTTGGCATGAGACGCCGCCTCGTCACGGGTCGGGAAGCACCCACGGATCTTCATACCCAGCTGCTCATTCTTCTGGGGCAGGTCTGGGCCGACGAAAGAAATGCATGCAAAAAGCTGTCCTGGCACAGTCAGGTAATCCTGCTCGAGAGAACCCATATAAAACTAACAAGAGCTTTTCTTTTAAGTCGTTAAACGCAAATTATGGATCTCCGTAAAGCTCACAACAATTACAAGCGTCAGCACATAAACGAATGGATTTTCCCCAGGTCGTACGTTCTGGACTGTGGTTGCGGCCGGGGCGGCGACTGGTGGAAATGGAAGGCGTGCGGCGTTCAGGTGGCTGCCATAGATCCAGACCGTGAATCACTCGAAGAGGCTGAGAAGCGCGCCAATGAAATGGCATTTGACGTGTGGTTCTTGGGCCTGGGTGATATCCGCCAGGCGGCGTTCGCTGGACCGTACGATGTCGTCTGTTACAACTTTTCCCTCCACTATATTTTTGAAAATGAAAAGACCCTTGAGGATTCCCTAAAGGCCATCAAGGTTTCACTGAAGCCAGGTGGGTTGCTTTTGGGCATCACGCCGGAGAAGGCCCGAGCGGAGGCTATGGCCGATGAGAATGGCAACTTTGTTGATCCTCTTGGAAATGAATTTCAAATTAAAAATGATAAACTTCACGTCCGACTGACAGATGGTCCCTTCTACGCTGATGGGGCCAAGGAGGAGCCCATGCTCGACGGACCTCTTTTGATTCAAAAATTGAAGGACCTGGGATTTGATCGCCACGTCTGGGAACCCATGGTGCCCAGGCCAACCGGGTTGATTTCAGATTTGTATACAAAATTTGTCTTTGTGAACAGTAGAGATGTTGCCATGGATCATCGGGGCAATAGTGATGTTCGTCGTGCTGGTCGTGGCGGTCCTAACTAATTCAGAATCAAAAATGCTGACGGAACTCAAGAGTAGGTATTTTAAGATGATTGATATTCTACGGGAGACTGGCGACCCACTCTGGATTCCCGTTCTTAGCCCTGCAATCATTACCGGACTGAACGGTAAAAAGGATGGGGTCATAGGTTCAAACGTGAATAAAGGATACGAAATTTACATCTGTCTGGATGGAGACGATGTAAACTCGGCTTTCTATGTGCTCATCCATGAAGTTGCGCACATGACTGTACCCGAGTACGATCACTCAATTGCATTTTGGGAAAATTTTGAAAAACTCAAGAAGATCTGCATTGATGCGGGACTCTACACCAAGAGTGGAGAACGCAAGTACTGCGGTGACGTGGTGAGGGACTAGACCCGATCATTCAGCAGCTGACGAGCAAAGTAGAATACAACTGCGGCGATAAGGGCTGAAACGGCCATGCCCGTCATGGTCAGGTCACCAGACTCGCCGAGGAACTTGGGCACCATCGTGCTCAGTTTGCCCTGAACAGGCTTGGAAAAGGCGATAACCGCCGCCACGCCAGCCAGCGCTGCATAGTACTGCTCGTCCGTCAGACCGAATGGATTCTTGGAGGATGACGACCCGCCGCTCGCAACCTTCTTCTGCTTTTGAGGGGGAGCCTGCTCGTATGGGGAACCCTGAACCTCATCCTGGAGCATCTGGCCAGGGCCAGGCATCACATCATCAATCGACGACGAAAACTCCGCCATTTGAGATTCGTCTAGGTTTTTTTCGGGCTCCACGTTCCGCAAAAGTCCTGTGGGAACGGCCCGTTTGTTATCCTCCTTCTGGGGTGGCGCCTCCACGGATGCCGACGCAACTGGAATTGGGCTCGTCAAATCTGAAATGTTCGGGTCGTAGGTCTGCATCTAATTTTGATTTTGAAAAGAAAGACGAACTAAGTACGCGCTCCTGATTTCTTTACAATCACAGTTCCGCCCCTTCGCGCCGCCTGTGGTGCCAATGGTTGAGCAACCGCTCTGGGATTGTAATGACGCTGATGGTACTGCCAAAAGGCTGGAGACCCCACGTGAAACCCCCTTCGTATCGGTGCCTTGTACCAGAAGACACAATCAGTGATGCGATTACTCTTGGATGTGTTGTCCAGGACCAGACACTCGTAGTTTTCGGTACAAGCGTCCATCACCTGAGAAAACTGATCATAGGTCGGGAAAACTCCGAAAAAAGCCTTGTACAGGTTCTCGCGGTTTTGCCGGACATTGTCACGAAGAGCAAACACGTAATCAACGTTCGTACGAATCATGGGTGTCATGTCCATGCAGTACTGAGTCGTCATCATAAAGAAAATCTTCCAGTGCCGCCCATTCATAAAGAGTTGGCGGATACACACGTCTCTCATGAACCCCTTGTCATACATACAGTCGTCCATGAGGATGAACACGGGCTGACACTTGCCGATCGCCAAGAGCTTCTTTTGACGTTCTATAATCTTCTCAAGTGCATCACGGTTATAGTCTCCATAAACGAACAGGTCTGGTATAAACTGCTTGTAGTATCCGTTTCCCTCTTCAGTTCCTGACATGGCAATACCGGCTGGGATGTGCTTCTTGTGCCAGAGAATATCAGTCACGAGCGTAGATTTTCCAGTGCCACGCTTTCCTATAAAGACGCAAACCTTGTCGTCCGCCATCTTGGACGGATCGAATTTCTTGAGCTGAAGCGTCATCTATCATTTTCAATCAAAATTCAAAGGGGCTGAGAACGCGCCGCGGGTCGCCGCCTGGATTAAACTCTGTGAATTTATTAGATGTCTGCCGGCTACATCCAGCTGGCGGCGATTGGTCAACAGGACGCGTACCTCACTGGTTCGCCCCAAGTGACGTACTTTTCAGGTGTGTACCGGCGACACACTCCATTCGTCCTTGAGGCGTACGATATTCCTTTTCTAGAACAACAGGTCCGGTACGGTCAGAACAATATATGTAGGATCCCAGCAAAAGGAGATCTCGTCAGAGGCCTGACCCTCAAACTAGATTTGCCGGCTCTCAACAACCCCGGAGCCGACTGGACGTGGCCAACGCCTCCAGCCGCCGTCACAAATCAGCCGCATATACGCATCGTCAACCCAATTGGAGGAGGATCGAACACCACCATCAACGCGAGTCTTCTCGTTTCTTCATATTCAACTAATAACGCATCAGAATGGTTCACTACATTTTCTCCATATATTGAGTACAATTCATCCATTAATAAATTTCTATTCAGTAATTGTGCCGCTGTAGAGGTGGAGAACTCGAGCGCGGCTCTTGCATCGGGTGTGTTTTTTGGTCTAGATCCTAAAATATATTCGTATACAAATTCACTGAGTGGAAATCTGATATATGCCGTTAATAGTACTTCCAATTTACAAGCAAATTCAATCTCTCCGTCAAATACATCACCTAATTATATTTCAACCGTGACCCGAACAGCAGATTTCACACTGGAACAGTCCGGCTGGATCAGATCCGTTGGTGTCCTTCCGGCCGATCCAAGAACCGGGTTCTTCACCTATCTCAACCAACCACTCGGTGTAACTGGTTTACAATTCCTAAATCTCCAATCAGCTTCACAAACTGGTCTTTATTGGTCTCAAGTAAATCAATCGGCTAAATTTACCGTTACGTCAGGTGGCCGTCTGCAATTCTCGGCGGTCGGTCTATATGCTCTCAAGGTGGGTGTTGAACTCGGCGCCGGATCAATCGCCACCATTAGGTATGGCTCAAGTACAAATGAAGTGTCAGAAGGAGGTGGACCCGTCAACCCCAATTTTGAATATACTTATACCTTCCGTGTGTCCCCCGACCCGTCCATGCCCGCCGTCATCCCTATGAATATTGTGAATACCGCGAATACTTACTATTTCTACGTAACCAGCACAGGCACCCAATTTAAATCGGGTTCGTACCTGTCCATCAATCCTATTGATGAGGTATATAAACTCAAATCGGGTATCGTCATGGACGCTAACCCGTGCAGAATCCAGCTGTACAATAACGTCGTGGCCCCGAGTAACACCTCGGTGACCCTCTCACCCGATTCAATTATAAAATTCACAAACAAGGGAGAGTACCTCGTGACGGGTGTAGTGTATCTGAATAGCGGTTACGTGTCAAATGTGACCCTGTGGCAAGGCTCGTCAGTCTTGTACGATTATGACATGAGAATGCAGGGCCGAGACCCCACATATGCTTTCACAATCCCCGTCGTGGTTTCAGATGAGACGCTTGGCTACACCATGAATATAACAACCACCAGTACCACCACAATCCTAACGGACAGCTATTTTGTCATAAATAGAATTGGAGTTTATACCGGTGAGAATCCAGACACGGTAGTTTTACCCGATAACGGATTGATCCTTAGACCAAGTTCCACGACCCTCGTGTCCCCCTTTGATTTCATTACCGATTTCACAGCATCTGGATCGTCCAATCTCATACAATATGATAGTACAGGATTCCAGTTTAGTAACACTGGAACCTATATGCTTACTGGTGCCGTGTGCACCGCCGATCCGGTCACGAGTCTCACATTCGGATCAAAGACTTACAACGTCAGTCTGGGTCTTTTACCCCCTTACACGTTCCAGGTCCCTCTCGTGGTGACCGACCCCACCTTGACCTACCCCGTCTCGGTCACCGTCAGCGGGTCCACAGCCGCCCCTAATCTCTTCTCAAATACATTCATCTCCGTGTACCCCATCACCTCACAGGTGGCTTCACAGGCCGAACAAACCTTCCCGTACTATGACTCGGTTGGTACATGGGCCATAAAGACGGCCGAACTGAAGATTGGTGGTCAGACGATCCAGACCCTGACCGGAGAATTCATTGAATTATGGAACGATCTGCATGTTCCTTATGAAAATCAACCTGGGCTCCGGGTTCTCACTGGAAAGAACGATACCGGCACAACAATTAACCCCCCTGGGAGATCGTACTACGTGAATTTACCATTTTATTTCTATGGAAATCCGGCACTATACATTCCGCTCGTCTCCCTTGACAGACACGATGTGGAGGTCCATATCACTTTCAGAGAGTTCAACGAACTGACGGCTATTCAGGTGGTGAATCCGTCTCTAGGAGCAACCATCATCGTTGATTACGTGTACCTCTCAGATCCCGAAATTAAATGGTTCAGACAGGCTCGGCTTGACTACATGATTACGCAGTGCCAGTACCAAAACATCGGTCTTTTGGAAAATTTCCAAAATGCCGTGTTCAATCTGGACCTCAGAAATCCAGTGCGTGAAATGTTCTTCGTGGTTCAACCAACAAATAAGCTTCCATATGATTATTCCGATAATGCAGTCCTGAGCCTCGGTCTCAGCTTCAACGGTCAGGATGTGTTCACGACGGACACGACCGACGCTCTGTATGCAGGTGATATTGAACCCTTCAATCATTACCCAAATTTCCCTCAACGGAGATTTTACATGTACGCATTCACAGGCAACCCCACCTCTCCAAAACCCCATGGCCAGATTAATTTCAGCCGAATCAAGCAAATCTTATTGACCCTCAATTGTGGCGGCCAAGCGTACCTCCCCGCTAAAGAGCTCCGAATTTTAGCAGTAAATTATAACATTTTACGGATAGCTGACGGCCTCGGAGGCTTGATGTTCAATACGTAGAATTAAATCCTTCAGATAGGCGCGTACCGCGCCGGCGGAAAACAATGTTTTCCTTTAATAGAGATGGCCTCACGTGCCAGTCTGGCCTATTTGGGTCAGGAGGATATAGTACTCAGCGGTGATCCGCAGGTCACATATTTTAAAGAAAAATATGAAGGATCTAGCCTCTTCGCATCACGAGTGGATAAAGTCCAGTTTGAAACTGGTGGACTCGTCATGGGAACCGAAAGTTATATTGAACTCCCACGATCCGGTGATCTCATCACTGAAATGTACCTCAAGGTTTTCTTGCCACCTAGTCTCACCGCCGTCTCCGTTGAAGAATCGCTAGGGACCCTTATGATCCAACACATTGAGTTATATATTGGATCTGAATTGATTGAAAGAATTTATGGAGAATTCATCGCCATGAAATATGACGTGGAGATCCCCCAAGGGAAACAGGCTGCCCTCACGAAACTGATTGGCAAGGGTTCACAGGTGGCCGCATCTAATTACACAATCCCCCTCCCTTTTTCAATTCTTCAAAAGGGAATACCCATATGCGCGTTCAAAGAACCAGTCACGTTCAGAATCGTCACGAACCCCACATCCACATTCACAGTACCGCCCATTTATGTGACCGACCCAGTCACAGCGTACCTTCACGTTGAGTACACGTACCTGGGTCAAAAAGAGATTGAGTACATCCGCAAGACTCCACAAATACACATAGTGGAACAAGTGCAGTTGGCGGAGTTCCTCGCCCCAGCCGGAGCCAGGGCCGTTCGCTGCAACCTCGAGTTCTCCAACATCGTTAAGGAACTCTATTTCGTTATTCAAAATGATACGGCTCTAGCCTATGACTTTTTGGCTGATAACACAACGGGTACACAGCAAATGACGAACCTAGAGCTCTTCTTCAATTCCACTGAACGCATATCCGTCGATGTAGGAACCCCTCTTTTCCTAAGGGTCATACAGGGCCTAGAGTTTCATACCCGCGTCCCGTCCTACTATTTCTACATGTACTCGTTCAGCCTCGACCCAGAGTCCAGACGGCCATCAGGTGGGGTGAACCTCTCAAGAATTCAAAATCAAATTTTAAAATTAAATTTAAATCCGGTCGCCACCAACCGGACCATACGGGTCTATGCCGTCAACTACAATTTCGTTCAGGTGGCGAATGATAGTGCGACAATTTTGTTTTCTAATTTTCAATAAAAATTCCAGAGATGGACATCGTGGAATCCGCCATGGAAATCTTCAAACCCGTCATGGAGTCGGCAACCGTTCTGGCCGCACACTATGCAAAAGCGTGTGGACGGGACGTGGTTCTTCAGGAGGATATGAGAATCGGGATGATGTATGCCGCTCGGTACGTTACAGGCCGTCAGATTGGCTCTTTGTTCCCTGAAATTTATGAGGCGGGATCAGGAACTGATTCCGAGAGCGACTCTGGCTCGTGGGAAACCGTTGACGATGAAGAACTCGTATGGACCAGATACGAGGGCACGGATGATGAACAGGCCCAAAAGATGAACGAGTGTGAGGATACTTGGGATGCGTGGGAACCTGAAACCCCATCAGAACGTGCGCTGAAAAACGCCGTAGACAAACAGCGTGGAAATTAGATGACCTGGTGGGTCCAGGAAGATTCCGAAGAGGGATACGATCTCTCAAGGACCAAACCCAAGTACTCGGTCATACTCCAGGAGGAGGATTATGAAACCGAGGATGACGGTCCACCGGGATACGATCACGGACCCGAGGCCAATTATGAACGGGACCCACCCCAGGTGGAGACATGGGATCCTTGGGAGCCGGCATATTTTTTTCGTATTCAATAATAAAAATGGCCGACATGCTTTCCGCTATCGCTCTTCAGCTGGAGTCCCAGTCCCTGAACTCCATCGTCGCGGGTTTCGCCTTCGCCAGCGCCGTGGCGTGGATGGACGTGGTCCGCTGGATCATCTCCCAGGTGGTCCAGGTGGGCAAGAACGGCGGCCAGTACTACATCCTGTCTGCTCTGTTCACCACCCTGCTGGCCATCGTGGTCTACATGGCCATCAAGGCTCTGGCCTTCAACGTGAAGATCAACGATCCTCAGCAGCCAGTGTACGCCGTCACCCGTGCTTAGATTTTATACTAAAATTTAGAACCCTACGGGGAAGTTCCTTAGGGAACAATTCCCCACAACCAATTTAATTTGGAATTTGAATCGGTTGTGGTGCTCCAGGAGGTTTTGGACCAAACGTCCGCCAAATGAAAATACCAATCAGGGTCGCAAGGACCAGGAGGAACCATGGAACTTTGAACTTCTTGGTCTCCTCTTTAGGTGGAGGAAGCGTCAGGGTCATGGCGTCTATGATTCTCTTCAGCTCTACATCCTGAAGTGGTGGCGGGGGTGGCAGGGTCCGCTCAGGTTCAGGCTTGACGTGAACTCTCAGAACGAAAGCATTCGTGTCCCAGCCCCGAAAGTCCAGGAGCTTCCCGTCCTTATCGTACCAACGAACCGTCAGACGCTGAAGAACATTAATTGGTTCTGGATATTCAACTGAAATTGTATAGTCTTTGTTCTCGTGGAAGTTCTTGATGCACCCAGAACCTACATCCAGGATGACGGGTGCGAAGGATCTATTCGCATTTGAACCAGAAACTGTACCGGATGAACCGTCCAGAGATCTTGCGTCAATGTTATGAGGGGTCCGGAGTTCATCAATATCCAAAAAAATGTAATCATTCAGGGTCAGGTCCACCATGGTTGTGGATCTCACGATGTACATGTTCTTGTAAGCCGGATCCAAACTGGTTGCGACCGTTGCCACGTGGGTAGAGGCATTTGAAAGGCCTATGATTTTGGCAAATTCTTCAGAATTAATTGTGATTGTAAATGCCCCTGGACTTGAGAAGATGAATTTACCCTCATCTGGGAGGTAGTCAAGGGTCACGAGGGCGTTTGAGGTTACAGCGGCCGCCATCCCGTAGGCAGAGTAAAAGCCGTTTCTGATGTCCACTGGGGTTGATCCGACGCTGAAAATGTTCGAGCCGTTGGTGATGTTGTACATTGTGTTTGGTACACGGGCACTGACGAGGTCCACACGTTCAATATTCTTTATGGGCGTCGTGAGGTGGAGGACGTAAGCGTTTCCATGAGGATACAGACTTGCGTCCCGGTTCAGTGAATCTGCAAACACCAGTCTCTGGGTTGCTGAACTATAGTTCATTCTATAGTTTAGATTGGTTTTAAAATAACATAAGATCCCGTGTACGCCTCGGAAGTCACGTTGGTATAGGCGGTTCTGTGGATATTATCATTGTTCCTCATGGACTCAAAGTCAAGGAAATAGTACTTGGAGGCGTCCGCTAGGAAAGGAATGGTCACGGGGAGTGAAGGGTCCTGGCCGACCCCAATTCTGTAACAATATTCCCAGACTCCTGGATCGGCCAAGTTGGAGTGAACGTCGGCCGTGTTGCTCGAGAGGGCGATGGTCCTGATGTTATTGTCGGCTGTGATGACGGTCGTGAACGCCCACGGGCCCGTCTGAGAGAACTTGAATGACCCGTTTGCGCTCGGGCCGGTCACGAGGGGATTTGAACCGTAGGTGGTCCATGCAGCTACTGGATTGGGTGCGAACAGAGTATACAAATTAGAAGTGATTGACCCTGCTATATTTCCTGACCAATTGCCAGTTGCATTGAGTGTATACGTGGCATCTAGGTTCATGAAGAGGCCCGTACTGGTGGGAATGGGCGTGGCGATATTGAGAGTCTGGACATTAGCCGTCAGGATATTTGCACTAAAAATGTTCGCCTGAGTACTGACCGTCATGTTCGTGACGTTTGCGGAGGTTGAGACGTTGAGGCTGGTCACGTTGGTCGTGGAGAGGTTGGAACCAGATGTGACGTTTAGGGTGGTTCCGAAAATTGAGGCGGCGTTGAGGGTTGTCAGATTGGTTGATGAGAGGTTACTGGTTCCAGTAACGTTCAGGGTCCCTCCTAGGACCGATGCGGCGTTCAGGGTGGTTACATTAGTTGAGGAGAGGTTACTGGTTCCTGTAACGTTCAAATTTGTTCCGAAAATTGAGGCGGCGTTGAGGGTGAGGATATTGGTCGTTGAAAGGTTACTGGTTCCAGTCACGTTCAAGTTGGTTCTTGCAAAGAATGCGGCGGCATTCAGGGTGGTCACGTTGGTTGTGGCGAGGTTGGAACCAGATGTGACGTTTAGGGTGGTTCCGAAAATTGAGGCGCCGTTCAGGGTGGTGACATTGGTCGTTGACAGATTACTGGCTCCGTTCACATTCAGTGTCGTACCGAATATATTTGAAATATTTGCAGTCACCGTATTTGATGAAAAAATATTACCTGTTGAAGAAAGGTTTAGGGTGGTTGCATATACAAAAGGAATTGTGATAGTATCAAAACTGAATATAGTATTTGTCGCATTAGAAGTTATCGCACCTGGTACGGTCAAAGTATTTGCAGTTAAATTTGAAGTGAAAATATTTGAAATGTTGGAGGTTGCCGTGACATTCAAATTTGTTCCAAAAATTGAGGAGGCGTTGATGGTGGTGACATTGGTTGAGGAGAGGTTCGAAGCCGAAGTGACGTTTAGGGTGGTTCCAAAAATTGAGGTGACGTTCAGGGTTGTGACATTGGTAGAGGAGAGGTTACTGGTTCCAGTGACGTTTAGGGTGGTTCCAAAAAGGGACGCGGCGTTGAGGGTGGTTACGTTAGTCGAGGAGAGGTTCGATCCGGAAGTGACATTTAGGGATGTTCCAAAAAGGGAGGAGGCGTTGAGGGTGGTGACGTTGGTTGAGGAAAGGTTCGAACCTGAAGTGACGTTTAGGGATGTTCCAAAAAGGGAGGAGGCGTTGAGGGTGGTGACGTTGGTTGAATAAAGGTTAGAATCTGATGTAACGTTTAGGGTGGTTCCGAAAATTGAAGAGGCGTTTAAGGTGGTTACATTGGTTGCTGAGAGGTTCGACGCCGAGGTGACGTTGAGGGAGGTTCCAAAAATGGAAGCGGCGTTGAGGGTGGTTACATTGGTTGCTGAGAGGTTCGATGCCGAGGTGATGTTGAGGGAGGTTCCAAAAATGGAAGCGGCGTTGAGGGTGGTTACATTGGTTGCTGAGAGGTTCGATGCCGAGGTGACGTTGAGGGAGGTTCCAAAAAGGGAAGCGGCGTTTATGGTCGTCACGTTGGTTGAGGAGAGGTTCGAACCGGATGTGACGTTGAGAGTGGTTCCAAAAAGGGAAGCGGCGTTGAGGGTGGTTACATTGGTCGTTGAGAGGTTCGACACCGAGGTGACGTTCAGGGAGGTTCCAAAAAGGGAAGCGACGTTGAGGGTGGTTACATTGGTTGCTGAGAGGTTCGACGCCGATGTGACGTTCAGGGAGGTTCCAAAAAGGGAAGCGGCGTTTATGGTCGTCACGTTGGTTGAGGAGAGGTTGGAACCGGATGTGACGTTGAGAGTGGTTCCGAAAATTGAGGAGGCATTGAGGGTTGTCACGTTAGTGATTCCGTAGACGTTCAAACTCGTGAGGATGCCAACTGATTCGATATTGGGTTGAGAAGGGTCCGTGACACTCGAGGCCACGTTAGCCGCCGCCACATTTCCAACTAAATTTGAAGAGTTGATATTTGAAAGACCTGACGCGTTACCAATAAACAGCCCACCGATCAGGGTCGTGATATTCGCGGTGGTAATGACGTTGATGTTTGATGTGAGCAAATTGGAGACGGCACCATTCGCTGCATTGAGGAACCCAGTATTTGAGGTGTTTGTTTTGAGCACGTTAAAAAAGGCGGTGTTGGCTCCAAGACCTCCAGTGACGTTGGCGGTTGTGAACCACGCATTTGCAACATTGGCCGTACCAGATACATTGAGAGAGTTTAGGATGCCTAAACTCGTGATATTTGATTGAGTATTTGAGAGCTGGAGGGATGTTAAGGCCCCAATTAAATTTGATGAATTTAGGTTTGAAATTCCAGATCCATTTCCCGAGAAGAGCTGGGACGTAAGAGCATCAACTGATGCTCCTCCAGCGACCGTCAGGGAATATCCTGGGCTACTCGTGGTGTGGATTCCCACATTTCCTTCTGGATCAATGACCATAGCCAGGGTCACGTAGTCCCAGAACTCTGCGACGTTGGCAGTGTGGCCAGGGCCTCCACCCTCGTACTGGACCACCTTGAGCGCCGTGGCCGTTCCAGAGTTGTTGATGGTCAAGGAATTTGTGGTCTGTGTGTTTGTTGCTGTGATGATGAAATTACCCGTGACGACGAGATTGGAGGCTGTGACGTTTCCGAAGCTATGGAACCCAGATGGCGCCGAGAGGTTTCCATACAGGGTCGTATCTCCCCGGACCGTCAGGTTCTGCGTGGATGTCGTGGACAATACGTTCAGGTCACCCTGGACGTTGCTGTAGCCCATCTCTAATAAAGTGCCAGAGTTTATTAGAGATGAGCTTCACGTACTCAGCCGGAGGCGTGATGCCCATACCACAGCTTGCGTGGGATTTCCAGAGCTCGAACGTTGACTATGTGTCTGGACTCTCACCGAGCTCCCAAGTCTCACCGGGACCGGCGCAGCTCGTCGGAAGTGCAGCGCTCGTCACCAACGCCCCGACGAGCAACACGGCGGTTTATTTTCCGGGGACAACGAGCACATGGATGAATCTCGGAACATCCACGCCTGTTAATTTCGATACTTCACTTTCAAATATATTCATGGAATGTTGGGTTTATTCTTCACGTGCATATAATCCCAATTTCATAACATGGCATCAAGGAGCCTTGGGCGGACAAGAGAACTGGTCCATGTATTTTGGTACTGATGGGAGTTTAATAACGAGTATATGGGGAGACGTTGCGGGCACGGCGACACAGGGTGGCACGGGTGTTGGGAGTGCTATCTCACAAAACACATGGACACACGTTGGTTTCGCCATTGCAAATACAGCTTCGGTTTATAAAACGTATATCTACGTGAATGGCACTCCCACGGCTTACACACCACCGGCGGGGTGGGTTCCAAAGTTTTATGCGTCTGGAATTACTCAAATAGGAGGCCGAAATTATTCGCCAGATCTCACGAACATGTACATCCGCGACCTGCGCGTGGTCCAGGGCGGTGTGGTGCCTACGACGAGCTTCACACCCGGGTCGGCGCCCTTTTCGTACACTCTGCCCAGCTACGTGACCGGGTCCGGGTCCGTCGTGTTCACGCTCTTGGGGCAGTTTGTGACCTATGTGCCGGGTAAATACAACCAGGCTCTTATGATTCAGAATCCGGATGCGGTGAATCAGTTGAACACATACCTTTCATACCCTCTGACAAACTCAATAAGCGTTGATTCGGGCGTGACTATTAGCTGCTGGGTCCAAATCCGCAAAACCCCGAGCTCCAGTGAAAGATGCGTCTATACGTTCAATAGAGGGTCCAACAATCCTGGACTGTATTTGGCATATAATGCATCTAATAACTTTTACGTGGTTCTTAACAATGGAACGAACGTCTATATTCCATCTTTTCCGACGATATCACTTAACACGTGGTACAACGCAATAGTGGTTATAAATAACGGAACAGTATCCTATTACGTTAATGGAACTTCATATAACGCAGCCACTTATACCCCTCCTTCTGGAGTCACTCTGCAAACGAATTTCATATTAGGCGGAACGACAAATAGTGCATACCAGGGAAATTTCATCATAGACGACCTCCGCATCTACAACACGGCTCTGACGAGCACGCAGGTTCAGTCTATTTACAATCAACATGGTGTGCCGGGGAGGGCGGTTCAGACCCGTGTAGCCCAGCCACTTCTTATCGGAAACGCAACTATATTGTATGGAGGCGCGCCGACGAGCAATACGGCGGTTTATTTTCCGGGAACCGTAAGTGATTACATGAACCTTGGAACTTCAACATCTACTAACTTTGACGCTTCAACATCTAACGTGTTCTTTGAAGCTTGGATAAACTGGACAAATTTAACGGGTCAACAACGTGTATACGGTAGATATCTCAATCCTCAAGCAACATCGTCACTGAATTTATACATGAGAAAACTATCTGATAATACACTTCAAATATCTGGTGGTTCTGGAAATTCAGCCAGTAATTCAACTGCGTTATCAACAGGTGTGTGGTATCATATAGCCTTTTCGTCCATTCCAGGTGGTTCGTCTTATGTTTTCGTCAACGGTGTGCCGGGGACTGGGACGGCTTTAACATATACAGCTCACAATGCAGCTTATAACACATATATAGGTTCTGGAGCCAGCCAATATCTGAGTGGCTACATCCGCGACCTGCGCGTGGTCCAGGGCGGTGTGGTGCCTACGACGAGCTTCACACCTCAAGCGGCTACATGGGCTTATGGTTCGGTGCCTTCATATGTTACTGGGGGAACTAACGTTTTGGGTTTGGCGGCTCAATACATGACGCCCACACCTCTCACAGGCACCCCCCTCTTCACCCAATTGTCCACGAGTGTAACGAGCTCGGCGGTCGGTGCGTTTTCCTTGCGCGCGGTCAATGGCGGTACGGCAAAGGCTGTTGCAGTTCAGGTCCATCCCGTGGTTGCTTACCCTTCTGCGTCCCTGACATCCAACACGACCACTCTGAATGCCCAGACCTATGGTAACGGCCCGTATACCACGGTTGCCAGTTCGTATAACGCAGGTGGCGGAATCTATGAAGCTTGGCGTGCATTCACGAACGTCACCAATTGGTGGAGACCAGCCACCGCGAGCTACAACGGAACAACCGGAATATATGTCGGGACAACTTATTCGACTGTTTCTGGTGGTGTGAGTTACTACGGTGAATGGCTCCAGATTCAGTTGCCGAATAAGATTCGTCTTGTGAACTACACACTCGATCAGGCGCCCGTGCTTGCCGGTGGACAGCTGAACAGCACACCTCTGACCTTTTACGTGTTTGGTTCTAGTGATCTTGGAACGACGTGGACATTGATTGATGCCCAAGACGTTCCGGTCTACACGACGCAGACGTTCGTGGTCCCGAGTGCAAATGCAATCACAACATACGATTGGTTCCGTCTGAGTGTGAATAAGATTCCGCCATTGTCGACGGTCCTTCGTATCGCCAAGTGGATCCTCAACGGCTCGGCGGACAATTACGCCACGGGATCGGCGACTGATTTCTACGCCGACCGGCTCGGCAACCTTTTGACGGCTCCAGTGACTGGACAAACCTTGGCGCGTTGGCTCGCCGGTGGGTCCGGGTACGTCACGACGTGGTACGACCAGTCGGGTGCTGGGAATCACGCGACCCAAGCGACCGCCGCGAATCAACCGATCATCACCCGGGCAACCAAGGGTCCGGGGTACGCGTGTTATTTCACGGGCAATCCCACACAGATGAGTTTCAACACACCGACTGGAAATATATTTGATAATACTGATTTCACCATCAGTGCAGTGACGCGGCGAACGATTGATATAAGCGGTTTTCAGTTTTTCGTGGGAACATCACCCGCATCGTCTGGTGTTCCATCTTTAAAATTCGGATACACCTCCAGTACACTAGTTAGACTGCAATTTAATAATATTTCAGTAGATTCGGTGAACGTATCTGTATCGGCTTATTCAGGTGCATCAGAACCAACCGGATATAATATAGGTATGTTTTCACAAACCTCTGGAATGATTTCTTATGCATGGAGAAATGGAACACAAACTAGTGCTACTGCTCCTTTAGGAATCACACCAGGAACAACAAGTGGGACCGGAACTTTGGGGTGTTCCCGAAATCAGCAATATTTCACTGGTGAGATGTACGAGGTCCTCGTCTTCACCAAGTCGCTCTATGACCTTGATGGCACATCAACCATCACTCAAATCTACCAGAATCAGTTGGGAATTTATGGAACTTAATTCAATATCCGGCGCCTAAACTGCTCCTTGAGAGCATCTGGAGCTGGGTACTCGTCCAGTGTTTTCAGAAGCTTTGCTCGGATCTCTTCAATGATCCGGATCTCCATTTCACTTATGTTCATAAGGTGGGATTTCGTTTCAATAGAAAGTGTTTCCCATTTAGACCGTGCTGCATCTTCATCACGGTCTGGATGTCTCTTGAGCCAACTGGCCATCCACTGGTTCTTGGCTCGGTCCATTTAATTTTAAAAATATTTTACTTGATCCCCAAAAACTCACGACCAATCTTGGATCCAACAAACATGAAAGCCAGACCCGTCAGAGCGATCGTGGCGTGCTGCCGAGTCGCGGTCTGCATGTGCACACGCAAAAGCTGGATATGGGCCACGAGGAGAATGAAGAAGCCGAGCCAAAAGAGGCTGGTATAAAAGTCCATTAATATATCACATTAGTAAATTTCAGCGTCAGCCTGCCAGACGAACTCGGCCTCGTCAATTTTATTAGCCCCGGTTGACTGTGTGAAACTGAAAGTGAATCCGTAAGTTGAGCTCGCATAGCTATTGATTGTAGTATTAGAATAAACTCCTCCGTTCGTGATTGATGTGAATGTGCTCATATTCGTGTTCGCCACAAGGTTGGCGAAAGTTGTGTATACCGTGACATTGGCATTGTTGCGCTTATTAACAACAAAAGGAACTGTATTAATTCGTCCGGAATTAAGTGCGGCCGCAAATTGTGGTTCTGGATTCGACTCGTAATAGCGTTGGCACAGGCGGGTCGTTTCTGAAAGTAACCGAATTTCAAAAGGGGTGGCAATAGTGCCGATCTCCAACTGAACACCCGTCACTTGAAGTTGGGATGGCGCCGATGCCATCCAATTGACGGCACCCGTTACGGCCACCGGTGCGTATCCTGGATTTGCCGTCCAGTTTGTGGTTGGTGCGACGTTCGCGCGGCCAGTTCCAAACGAAACTCCACACAAGCACACTTGTATAGATCCTGTAGTACTATCCGTCCAGGTTCCAATTGTACACGCAGGTACATAGACCGTGTACCTGTTCCATGAATTTGTGATGGTCACGAGGTTGGCATAGTACGTATTGTCAATCTTTGATCTGAGGACGACAGAGTAGTTGCCCGTGACCGCTGCATTTGCATAGAATGAGAGAACCATGGGTTTCGCTGTTGATTGTCCAAGCCGCAAGTCAAATACACCCGAAGCCTCTACTGTTTGAATCAGTGGGCATACCCAAGTATTGTCTAGGTTCGTACCAAACGCACGCGTCGTATAAACGTTCGCACAGTTGGAGAAGCCGTTCGTTTGGCCAATCGGAAGGTCCTTTTTGATGGTCACTGACACGTTGGACGTGCTCAAATTGCCCACATCTACGAACCAGCGATCCATCACGAAGGCATTTGAAAGTGAAAATACGGACGTGTTTGAAACGGTCAAAGTATTGGCCCTGGACGCGATTCGGAATGTGCCGTTAATGAGACGATTGCGGTACCCCGAAAAGTTTTCGTACGACACGTGTTGTGAAAAGTAACCCTGACCCTGGACATAGAGGGCGTAAGGTGGTGAAACGTTTGGAAGAGCCCCACCCACCGCCAAATTGGCCGATATCTGGACGTTGGATGTGACGTTGAGGGTGGGCCCGCCGAGTGAAGAAATGTTGGAAACCAACATGAACTTTGAGGCGGTCGTGCCACCAGAGACGTCCAGATTGTACTGTGGGTTGATGGCCCCAATTCCGACTGAATTTGAGTAATAAATATTCGAGCCCGAAGAAATCCACTGAGTTCCAGGGGTCCCACCTGGTCCGCCAGTAGCCAAGCCGCCACCCTGCAAAGGCGTGATTGTCAGGTAGGTGCCGCCCGACGTGTTAGCCGTCTGACGTAAGGATCCGCCGTCGACGCTGAACAGATCCAGGTAGTAATACTGGGACGTGTCCGTCACGTTGAAAGGAATCTCTATAAGTTCCGTGGGATTCTGGGTTATGAAGGTTGTGTAGCGGTACATGTACCCCTGGTCCGTTCCGTGAATGTCAGCCACGTTTGAACCGACCGCAAGGCCAGTGATATTGTCGGTCGAGTTGAACACTGCACGAAGGAGATATGGACCCGCCACACTAAACTGGAAGTTGCCATTTGGAGTCACCGTGATGAGTGTAGATGTTCCATTGATTGAAAAGCCGTTGGAGAGGCCGACCGACAGGGGGTAGGTCGTCCCGTACACACCACCAGTGTATGGAGTCTGGAGTGCAATGTCACCCGGGAGCGAAAAGTAGTAGCCTCCACCAGAACCCAAAGGCGTACCCAGAGACGAGAAGACGTTCCCAGACACTATGATGTTTCCTTCAAGGTATGTGTTTCCGTCGAGCGTCCCGGGTAGAATATTACTCGTGACCGTCAGGAAGTTGACATTGATATCCCCCACGTTCGCCGAGACTAGATTTGAATTTTGTGCAAAAATTGAAGAGGCATTAAGGGTCACGAGATTTGAATTTTCTCCAAAAATTGAAAGGGCGTTGAGGGTCGTGAGGTTTGCATTTTGTCCAAAAATTGAGGAGGCATTGAGGGTCGTGACATTTTCGGTGGTTACGTTGGCCGTCACGAGGTTTGCATTTTGTCCAAAAATTGAGGAGACGTTAAGGGTCACCACATTCTCGGTGGTAATATTTGCGGACACGAGGTTTGCATTTTGTGCAAAAATTGAAGAGGTGTTAAGGGTCCCAATATTTGAATTCGTTCCAAAAATTGCCGAGGCGTTTAGGGTCAGAATATTACTTGTGGTAATATTCGCCGTCACGAGGTTTGAATTTTGTCCAAAAATTGAGGAGGCGTTTAGGGTCAGAATATTACTTGTAGTAATATTCGCCGTCACGAGGTTTGAATCTTGTCCAAAAATTGAGGAGGCGTTTAGGGTCACGAGGTTTGAATCTTGTCCAAAAATTGAGGAGGCGTTTAGGGTCACGAGGTTTGAATCTTGTCCAAAAATTGAGGAGGCGTTTAGGGTCACGAGGTTTGAATCTTGTCCAAAAATTGAGGAGACATTGAGGGTCACAATATTTGAATCTTGTCCAAAAATTGAGGAGGCATTGAGGGTCACCACATTCTCGGTGGTGATATTCGCCGTCACGAGATTTGAATTTTGTGCAAAAATTGAAAAGGCGTTGAGAGTCAAAATATTACCGTTTGTGATGTTGGCCGACACGAGATTGGCCAGGGTACGGACCGTAAGGTTCGTGACGTTTGCGGCGGTGGAGACGTTTAGGGTCACTACGTTACCAGTTACTATGTTACCGGAAGCTATATTTGACGTTATTATATTTGAAGAGAACAGATTGGCCAGGGTACGGACCGTGAGATTCGTGATGTTTGCGGTTGTTGTGTTACTTGAAAAGATGTTGGAATTTGTTCTAATTGTAAGATTAGTTACCGTCGCTGAAAAAGCTATATTCAAAGTGCCTATATTTGAAGCCAAAAGATTAGCGGTATTGACATTGAGGGTCACTACATTCGCACTTACGATATTAGCGAGGTTTCGCACAGATAAATCTACAATGTTGGAAGTGAAGAGATTTGCGGATACCACATTGAATTGGGTAGGGACCACGAGGGTTCCGATGTTGGCCGAAAGGGTATTGATGGTTCCTATATTGGCATTACCAAGCACGTACAGGTTGGACCCGACGGGAGGATTTGAAAGGGTACCGATACTCACGCCGTTTTGATAGGCTACATTTCCGTCCACAGAGGTCCATTGGGTGGATGATATAAAGGCCAGGTTCGTGCCGCTCGTTATCCGTCCATACTGGTCCACAGAAATTTGTGGAATATTAGAAATTGAGCCGTAACTCCCGGGCGTCACGGAAGTTGTTGGTAAATTTGTATCCTGAATTGTGTTTGTGAAAAATATGTTGGTTGTCGTGACCGAGTTGGACACGTAAGCATTTCCGATGACGTGGAGATTTGCAGACGGCACGAACGTGTCGCCTATTCCCACATAATTTGCGTAGTAAATTGTGTTTCCGGTATTACTGGTCCATTGTGAAGCAGTGATTGCTATATTAGATGCAGCAGTGATTCGGCCATACTGATCAACGGTAACACTTGATACATTTGCACCCGAACCGTAGAGCCCAGCGGTCACTCCACTTGTTGGGAAATTTCCGGTTGAAATTGTTCCAGTGAGATTTGATGAATTTATATTTGAAATACCTGACCCGTTCCCACTGATCAATGAGCTTGTGACTGAATTCAAGTTTGAAATTCCCGAGACGTTCAGGGAGTTTAGGATACCTAAACTCGTGATGTTCGGTTGAGAGGCGAGCGTGACGCTCTGGGCCGTTCCGACTGTACTGACATTTGCCCCATTTACGTTTGAAATTGCAGAGCCATTTCCTGAAATTAAATTTGAATTGAAAATTCCAGAGACTGTGAGACTAGTCAGGGTGCCAACCGAAGTTATGTTGGGCTGGGCCGGTTGGACAACGGAGTTTGAGGTCGCGACCGTTCCCGTGATTGCACTTGGGTGAATACCAAATATTCCTTGACCATCTCCTGAAATTGTACCGGCACCAAGAGATCCCGTGACCGAAAGACTCGTCAATGTGCCTACAGATGTGATGTTTGGTTGGGCGGCACTGGTGACGCTCTGGGCGGTTCCGACCGTACTCACTATATTCGAGCCATTTATGTTTGAAATTCCAGAACCGTTGGAGGCGATGAGTAACCCATTCACCGTCAGCTCGGTCAGGGTCCCCACAGAAGTAATATTAGGCTGTGAAGGGTCTGTGACACTTGAAGCGACATTTGCCGCGGCTACATTGCCAATTAGGTTTGAGGCGTTGATGTTAGACAACCCCGACGCATTGGATACGACTAGTAGGCCATTAATCGCAAGACCAGTCAGTGTCCCCAGTGAGGTCACATTAGGCTGAGCGGCGTTCGTGACGCTCTGGGCGGTTCCGACTGTACTGACATTTGCCCCATTTATGCTTGAAATTCCAGAACCGTCCCCACTGATCAGGGAGCTCGTGATTGAATTTAAGTTTGAAATTCCAGAGACGTTCAGGGAGGTCAGTATACCAACGGATGTCACGTTGGGTTGAGCCGGTTGGGAAACTACAAGAGCCACATTAGCCTGGGCCACATTGCCCACCAGGTTTGAGGAATTTATGTTTGAAATTCCAGAACCGTTGCCAGTGATGAGACTTGCTTGCAAGAGTCCCCCTACGTCCAGAGAGGTCAGGACACCAACGGATGTCACGTTGGGTTGGGCGGGTTGGGAAACTACAAGAGCCACATTAGCCTGTGCCACATTTCCAACTAAATTTGAAGAGTTGAGGTTACTGAGACCAGACCCATTCCCGATGTAAAGACTGGCCAGGACCGTAGAGAGATTGGAGATTCCAAAAACATTCAGGGTGGCCGAGCCAAAGATGGTCGCTGAATTGGCGTACAGGGTTGAAACGTTGAGGGTATCAGTGATATTGGCCGAGCCAAGCACGTACAGATTTGATCCAACGGGTGGTGCACTTAAAGTGCCTATGGAGACTCCATTTTGATACGCCACATTTCCATCGACCGTGGTCCACTGGGAAGAAACGATACTCACATTGGATGCCACCGTCACGATACCGTACTGGTCCACTGTGATTTGAGAGACGTTGGCAACCGAGCCATAGGTTCCGGCCACGACGCCACTTGGCGGCAAATTTATATTTGAAATTGTTCCGGTCAGGTTGGAGGCGTTTAGGTTGGCGAGTCCATACCCGTTACCATAGTACGCATCCGCAACTATACTCTCTGTATTTATCACTCCACCGATATTCAGAGAATTATAAATAATATTTCCATAAACTTGGCCAGCCACGTACAAGTTTCCTGTGAAAGTTCCGTCAACCGAGATGATATTACCTGCGATGACGTTTCCAGTTGTGTCCAGGACATTTGATGCGATGATGACGTTCGCTGGAGGGCAGCATTTTTCAGCCACTGCGCGTGGTCCTCCATTTGCGATGCTGTCACACATCGTCTATCTGTTTTTTACTGATATTATTATCAAAAGACCCACGAGGGCGATACCCCCGACGATGTATAGTTTGGTCTGGTCTCCGTTGTCCCATGCGACTGGGGGTGGGAGGCTTGCTGGACGTTCCGATTCGTCTGGAACTTTGATGGTTTTGAATTTTAAAAGAAACATGTTCCGGCCAGCGTTGAGGAGGGTCCCGCTATTTGGCTGCCTCCACGAAACCGTGAGGCGATCGAGCTTGTCAATTCTGGAGGGGTACTGTGTGCTGATGCGGTAATTTGCATTGTAAAATTCAGCGGCGCCTGAAATTTTGATGGGAATTGTGGCGAAAGATCCATCAAATGCATTGGATGTTGGGGTCGCGAACACGTCTCCTTTGAGATCTGAAAGGTTCAGAGCGTCCGCGGTAAGGTGGAGAGGGGTCCTGAGTTCGGCAATATCAAGGGTGACGAACTGAGAAGATCCAAGATCTGGTAATTGGGCCGAAACCAATTCAACCTCTGTGATGTTCAAGATTGAGTTGGTCAAGTGGAGCGTGTAGCTATTTGAATCTGGCCATATGGTCTGATTCCGGTTATTGGAGTCCACATAGACAATGTACTCCATTTACTAAGAGTTACTTAGACAATTTGTCCACCGTACCGGCACACGTTTGGCTTGGAGCACGTGAAGCGGAAGGTCAGGAAGGTCGGGCCGTCCGTGATGGTCGGCTGACCGCCAGATGATGCAAAGATGTTCACAGTGAGCTTTTCAATCTGGCGGATAGGCTCGATGTACTGGACTTCAGTTGGGAAGTATCCATTTACGTTGAAAATCGTTCTGTGAGCCGAGTCACCGTCAATGAGTGGGATACCAACGAACGCCGTCGCGAGGTAATTCACGTTTGAAATTGTGCTTGATGGCGCCGTGCCCTCGGTTGATTGTTGACCGGAGACCCGCAGTTCGTACTGGAGATTCGTGCGGTCAATGAATTTGGACGTGAGTTCCTCGACGTGCACGTAAAGCATGCTCGTTGGGATGGATGACGCGTTGCCATGAATGCTCGCCATGAGAAGCTCGGCCTTGATGACGTTTCTCAGGGGGATATTGAGGTAGCCCACAAAGCTTGTGTTAGAAGCTGCGTAGACCGAATCAACACGTACAGTGTACACTTCCGTGTCACACATTTAATTTAGAATTAGATTTTAAATCACAAGTGCTTCGCACTTGGTTTCAAGTCCGCTCCAGCAGGGAACCGCCGATGCCGTTCTCAATGGAAAAGTCGCGAATCTGGGAGCGGACCATGTCACCGTCGCCGCACAGACCACCTGGGGTCAGGCCGCGGGTGTAGTACGATGCGTTCTCAGCAGGGCCTGGGGTGCACTCCAGAGCGGAAGGAATCTCCGTCAGGCTCGTGGGGCCGGAGGAAGCCTGGGAACCCGCCTTCGTCTCCAGAGGGGCGGCCACGTACGTGACGGTGGAGCTGCGGCCCTGGACCAGCAGAACCAGGATTGCCACGAGAAGACCGATGATCACAGCCTGAGTGAGCACCTTGCCAATTTTAAGAGCCATTTTATAATTTGATAATATTTTTTTACTGCGTTAAAGATTGCAAGTTCCTTTCTTAAAAGATTCCAGGTATGGCGACCACTATGACTTTTGATAGCAACGAAGGCTCCACTATGAATCTGAATGACGATGAGTCCAAGCTCCTGGATGAAATTTCAATTCAGGTTCCTACGAAAAAGAGCATTCCAATGCGTCCCAAGCCTGCTCGCCCCAGTCCATTCGCCAAGCGTGCGCCGGGTCCTCCTCCTGATTCTCATAACCAGGAGGAGATTGGTATGGACATGTTCATGAATCCTGGGAAGCGCACCGCGCCACCCCCACCAATGCACGAGGAGTTTGACGACGGTGAGGACGACGAGGAGGGGTTTGATGGGGGCCAGGAGGGTGGTGGACAGCAACAGTTCCAGGGGGGTGGAGGCGGAGATAACACGCCTTCAGAAGGATACAAGACTATTGAGGACGAGAAGGCTGATCTGCTGAACAAGATTACCCGCCTGAGCAAGAAGGGTATTCAGACTAGCGCCCGTCTGACAATTTATTCCGATATTGATGAGATCCGGACCGAGTACAAGCGCATGACGTATTCTATTGAGGTGGACCGGTCCATCAAGTTCCAGCGGCGCATGCTCGTCGCTTGTGTTACGGGCCTGGAGTTTCTGAACGACAAGTTTGATCCCTTTGATCTGGAGCTGAATGGCTGGTCACAGAACTGCATGGAGAATGTGGAGGACTATGACGGTGTGTTTGAGGAGCTCTACAATAAGTACAAGACGAAGGTGCAGGTGGCTCCAGAGGTCAAGCTGATTATGATGGTTGGCGGGTCGGCGATGATGTTCCACCTGACGAACAGCATGTTCAAGGCGGCCGTTCCGAACGTTTCACAGGTGATGAAGCAGAACCCAGAGCTGATGCGAAACATGGTTGACGCCGTCCAGCGATCCCAGCCCACGATGCCATCTGCCGGAGAGGCTCCTGCCGGTGGTCTCCGACGCGAGATGCGCGGACCAGGCATGGACTTTGGCTCTCTGATGGGTATGATGGGCCCTCCCCCACCCCAGATGAGTCGCCCAGCCCGTGAGGAGGATGAGGTGTCCGACATTGTGAGCATTGATGCTGGTGATCCAGACACCCGCGAGGTGGAGGTCAAGAAGGGCAAGGGCAAGGCCAAGAAGAAGGAGGTGAGTTTGTAAGCGGAGTTTACAAACGCAGGGCCCTGTAAACAAAAACTTCTAAGTAATAAGTAATGGCAGTGGCGTTTGCGCCATTCGATGATGAGGTGATTCAAAAACCACCTGTAGTTAAGGTGGCTGTAAATAAAGGCCTTCTTCCAGTCTCAGACAACACCGAGTGCAATTACATAGTGATGTTCTTTGTGGCTGGTATATTTTTACTAGGAATTGTTGATTCTATGAGGGGAGCAAAATAAAAAACACAGTCATATAATATGACGACTATAGACCAGGGGTTTCTGTCAATGCTGAATTCATCCTTGCCAAATTGTCCATCAAATAATGAATTTGCGACTTTTGCTTCACCTTACGTGAAGTCCGTTGCGAAGGGCGCACCTTGTGATGTTGGGTACACGAAAGACAATCCTTTGACCAAAGGGGGGATAATAAGCAGTGACGTATATGACTTGTGCGCGTCTAGAGCCTTGGTACCACCCCCGACCGACTTGCAAATACGCATGACGGCTTGCGCCGAGAGTCGTGGTCCAGACCCATCACTGGCACCAGCCCCATCACCGGCACCAGCCCCATCACCGGCACCAGCCGAACCAAAAAAAATTCCATCGTGGGCACTTCCTCTTATATTAGCGGTAGTTTTGATACTAGTTGTAGGTGGGTTTGGATATTCGATGACCAGGAACAAACCTGTTTAATTCAAAATAAACACTCACCTTTTCCAAAAACTTCGGCTGGCTTTTCATCTACAGAGCCTCCAGCCAATTCAAACCCTCCTTCGCGATAAACCTTGAGCCTCTTGCGATACATGGCGAAAAATACGGACCAATGGTCGGCAATGTCGTAAATCAGTGGATCATTCACTTTGCCCTTCGTTTCCCGCATAATTCGCCCGATGGATTGCTTGATGTCACTCTTTGGCGTGGCTAAAATCACCGTGTCCAGTGCAGGGATGTCCAGGCCCTCATGAGCCAACTGGAAGGTGGCGACGACCACAGGACTCTCTGCCGACTTTGCCAATTCAGCCTCCTTCATGCCGCCCACGTAGAGCTTCGCCTTAGAGCCGAGCCGATTTTGTAGGTAAAAGCAATGTTCGCGACGGTCCGACAGAACCAGTACACGCCTCCCGTTTGCGAAGGCGTTTTCAACAGTTTCAACGATGAGGTCATTCCGGGCCTCGAGTTCAGTGACGATGTTTATCATGGCCGCCATGTTCAGTTGCCCAAAGCGCGTTACGGGTGGAGCCTCTTTGAAGGCTTCATCTACGTAATCGAGAGTTTTAACTTTTGTCGTCGCTTGATTGACCCGCTCGACCTTGAAGAACTCGGGACCGAGGAACCAGTACAGGAGCCTCGTGAGGCCGTCCTTCCTATCTGGCGTCGCTGTAAGTCCGAGAGTGAACTTGGGGCAAATTTTAAACATGAATTGTGAAAAGGCGGGTGCACCGATGTGATGAGCCTCGTCAACAATCAAGAGCCCAATTGAATCAAAAGCCCGCTTGTCGAACTCGCGCATACACATGGTCTGGATCATGGCGATCACGAAATCCTTTTCGGTGTCAAATGTGTCACCCTGGACCCTGCCGATTGTGGCACCCGGACAAAACTCTTTGATCTTTTCAACCCACTGATTGGCTAGAAACTCCTTATGAACTACGATCATCGTACGAACTTTCAGGTGTGCCGAAAAAGCCAGGGCGACGGTCGTGTTGTGGGTCACGGTGAAATCGCCGAGAACAAATCTATGGTTCCCGTCAATTTCAAACCCAAAATACTCGCCTACTTCCAACTTTTCAACCTTGATGCCAACGTTCAATACGTCCTTGACCTGCTCTCTAGGTTCTATCCGTTTCCTTGGAACCTTACAGGGAACGTCTTCAGTACAGGCACCTGAAATAGAGCATCTAAAATATGTTCCAGTCTTGGGACCACCTGGAGCGTTCGTACACGTCTTTTTACACTTTTGTTTGTAACACGCGAAACCGAGTGAACGTGCAAGAAATATTACATCGTCAAACAGTTGTTCATTTTTTTGACAAAAGTCCCAGCCTCCCTTGATAGCCGAACCATCCGAATCGAGCAATCCTGCAAGTAATTGGAGACGGATTTCTCTAGAATTGCACTTGTAAATATGAGGTATATGTTTGTTCCCTATCAAATTCAAATCTCTTAGAGTTTTATAAAAATAATTGGGTTTAGGGCCTTTGATTCTATATTCATAATTGGATATATGATCCAAAAATAGGTTGTACTTGCCCAAATTTCTGTGAAAATAATGGAGCACTGTAGAGTCTTGACTAGTAATAACCGCTGATTTAGATGATCCATCACCCAACCAATATCCAATCATATAGGGGTCCAGTGGTACTTCCTTTGTAGGAAATGAAATAGGGACCCTATAACCCCTTACTTCATTATGTTTAAAGTCGTGTGATGTGTTAATGTAATCGAGTACCGAAATATCCAGAATTTCTCCATGTTTCTTGTTGCGCCTCTGAACATATTTAAGTGACAATATATGGGACTCGTTCACAATATAGGGATCACCTTTGATCGGTACAATCTTATAGAGTTGCTCAGTTCCGGCGCAAGTTGACAAAATCGTCCTGGGGGTCGAGTCATCTCCCATGATCAGTTCCCCAACTTTGATATCCTGGACCTTTTTGATCGTTCCGTCGAACATCATCACGGGAGTGTCTTTCCCCAGACACTTACCAAAGCCGCATGGGAGCGACAGAACACCCCCTCCCTTTTCTTCAAAGGCTTTGATTCCAGCAGCAAGGGCTTCTGGTTGTCGCGTCGCGTCTCGTAGGCATCCATTGAAAACAATCCCAGGAGCGCGAGCGTGATCATGCCGTACGTCCCTGGTGGGCGCCCCGAACCGTTCGAGGCCATAATAACGGGGGACCAATAGCCCCTTGGAATCGCCCGCCCGGCGCCAGACCTTGAAGGCGGGACCGAAGCCGGGCCCATTGGTCCCAAGAGCATTTGTCTGTGGTCTTACCGTGAGTTCACGCTTTATGTCGGCCGTTTCTTCTGGATGAAGATGGCCGTTCCGGCAAAGCAGGGAACCGGAGGTTCCCGTCGGTGAATTCATTCACCTCTTGTACTAACAGTCGGTAATTTCTCTAACGCTCGCAAGGATCCAGTGTTCAACGCCGTCCCAAGCCTTCTTTTCAATTTCCATCTCCACCACGTCGCCCTTCTGTAGTTCTTGGATCGTCTTTAGGCCTTCAATCCGGCACATGACCCGACCGTACCTGAAGGGAACCTTGACGCGGGTCAGCCGACCGTCGATCAGGAGCTCGAGATACTTGCGCCCGTCCCAGTCGTAATAGGGGGTGTGGACGGTTGCCTTCATGTATGTTCGTCCAGAACAAAATGTTTTTATATACCAGATAGAATGGGATGGTCTGGCCCACAAGACCCGAAAGTCAATTATGACGTATATCCGGATAGGCTATATTCCGGAAACTTATTAACCAATTTCGATTATTTCAATGATTATCTTGCAGCGCTCGCATGCAATCAAAGAGATGATTGTGGTGGATTTGTAATGAATGGAACGACCGGTGGTTGGTTCTTGAATAATTCCGTGGCTTATGGTAAAGCGGTTTTTCAAGGCGCTGGTCGCACACTTTATTTGAAAAAATCTTATACTTTTCGCAAGGCATCTCAACCGGATACAAATGTTGAAGGTGTGATAGCGAGCCAGGCGACGAAGGCAACACTCGATGATTGGACCGGTGGTGATTCGTATATTCCACCTGGTTATTATTGCTGTGGACAATCTCCTTACCCCAGTTGCAATAAAAGTGATGGCTTGTACGTTCCATTGGGTCACCGGTTATTGTTGATGGGTGATGGACTCAGAGATACTGGACATTCATGGATTGACCGGCCTGATCAGGGTTATGGGACGGCGCTCACTGATGCCGGGATGCACAGAAATTTCGATGACTGCGTTATAGTCGAGAACGTCGGGTTCGATGTGAGCAAACATTGGTATGATATGGTTGATAATGGAGTTAATGGATCGGATGTTGATCCTATAAAACAGAAATATTGTGATGCACTTTCATTTACACAGCTTCAAGGGGATCCCTCGAAGTGTCAGACGTTTTATACTGGGAAATCTGGAAGTGATGCTGTTAAAGCGCGTTATTTAGAGTTGATAAAGGCCGAGAAACCCAACAACTGGCCTGATGATCCAGCGATGCTGTCTATGGTTCTGACGTGTATGGTTGGTAATGGACCATCTGCCACAACCGCAAAAGATATGCTTGGCACATATTGTTTGATAACCAATCCCGACTGGCCTGATAATCAGACTGTTAGAACATTTGTGAACAATTTAATTCAAAATGCAGATCCGACCAAGACGAACCAGGTCCTTCAACAGTTCGCAACCGATTTGTGTCTCCAGTACTGTAGAACCCATGGTTCCAGCACTCATTGTGCAGTTTGGAACGCTGCTGTTAACCTTGAGTACAATGGATGTAGTTTGGATGTAAATAAAGATGTTCCGGGATGCAAGGGTCTTTGGGATTTGAATCAAACATTCAAACGAGCTCTTGTTGCAAGTCCTGATTTAGCAACTGTGATAACTCCAATAGAAAATGCCATTAAACCCGTGTGTTTCACTGAAGAAGCTAAAAATGCAGCAGCGACACCATCATCCGAGTATCTTAGAACAGGTCCTATTCCAGTTGGTTATTGTAATGAAACCATTAACTTCTGTCTTCAGAATGTGACTGTTGGGGGCGACATGAAAGGAACATTGCGTCAGTCGTGTAATATTGAACTAGACGTGGCGGCGCCCAACACTGGGGGTATACCAACGGTTCTGCAAACAACAACAGATGCGGCTGGTAGCGTCACTGTCAGGAATCAGCAAGGTGCTGATGCCGCTGCTAACGCGGCAGGAACGCCTTCGGGTGTAACGAGCACGGGTCTTATAGTCAATGGTCAAAATATAGATATTAGTAAATTACTCATAAAACCGGGAAAGTCTGCTTTTGTGGATAAGTATTTACCAACTCCAAATAAGCAGAAGGGAGCCCTGGGGGGCTTGATATTTTGTATAATTTGCTGTTGCTGTATGTTACTTCTCTTGATGATGGCTGGAGGCGATGAGGTGCCGGTGGGTCCGGTGGGTCCTTCGGCTACTAATTTAGCACAAGAAAGACTCGGTGCATTACTCGCTAAAATTTAACCATAACGCGATTTGGCGATGTTCGCGCCGGCCGATGCCGCCGTGGTCGTCGCCTCCTGGCCTGCAGGGCTCAGCATGAATACAACTATACCGATGCAAACCAGGCACAGAAGAGCTACACACGCTATAACACCAGTCTTGGCGACATCGGCACCTACTCCGAATACTTTTGCGACTCCTCCGAAAATTGAATCCAGTATTCCGGCAAAACCCTGTGAAGATGCAGATCCAGACTGACCAACCGAATTGAATACATTTGCGGTTGATGCGTTGGTTTGGAGATTTGTTAACATGGTGTCCATTAAATTTTTCGCAATAACGTCTGCGACTATATCTTGTCCAATCGTAAGTTTACCGTTGCATTTTCCAATTTTAATTACGGCATCTTGTTTATTAAGAGTACTTGATACGAGTTCGTTATAATTGCTATCAGAGCACGTTGAGTTTACAATATTCTGAATATCTGTATTAACCTCGGTTATATTAGTTGAATCGGTTGATTGCGTCAACGCACCTGAACCCATTTGTGCGGTAGTCGCTGCATTCTGTGTAGCCATGTTCTGGAGGCCTGTGGTTATCAATGAACGGAGATCGTTTAAAGAAGTGGCGCTAAGTTGCCCTGAAGTTTGTTGAGTGAGTTTAATACTCTGACTCAGGTCAATATCACATTTCTCGCCCATCTCCACGACATAAAGTTGCGCGGACTGAATGTTCATCACGTCCGACGCGGTTTTTTGACTATTTGATTTAATAAACGTAGAAGTTTGTGAAACGAGTGAACTAAAATTAGTTGTAGATTCATTCGTTACAGATGCCGAACCGCAATCGCCGGCAAAAAAACATGCAGCCATTTATTATATTTTGTTAATATTTTATTTACATGCGATGGCTCCTCCCTGCTGGTACCCTGGTGTTCCCCTATATGTGCAAAACGTACCATCGTCTTTTAATAATGCGAAACGTGTCGCGGTGTCATTTGAATTTTTCATCCCGGCTGCTGAAAGTTGGGATTGTTGTTGGGCCTGTAAATTTACAGTAGCCTGTCCGGTGGTTGTGGTGGATGCCGTTTGAAGTGTTATCCGTGGCTGTATACACCATACTGGAGCCCCTCCACTTTTGGGAAATACACACAAGTTGCCAGCATTGGCATAATCGGCATCGAACTTTAGTACATATGTTCCTGTAGAACTCGCGGCTGTTGTCCACAAGGGCGTTTGTGTTGCGTCCATTGATGTGTTTGCGCCATTAAATGCAGCAAGACTCCCGTCTCCTCTTACTATAATATGTTTACTTGCAACAGGATTACCAATGAAGTTTTGGGTTCCACTCTCGAGTGATGCATTTTCTCCTAGAAATGGATCACCTTTGGGTGGGGAATTTGCATTACTATTATACCAAGAGGTGAGAAGTGAAGTATTGGTTGTTAAAGCCGACGGATATGTTGCACATTTTTGCAACTGAAAACCCGCCCAATCTGGAAGCTCGGCCATTCCCTTGTGACCGATCCACGAAAGTTGAGTATTACTCATTGTCTGACAATCTACATTGGCCGTTGCCTGACCTCCAGAAGCGAAGAATTCATCAAGTTCGGCTTGCGAAAGAGAAGAGCTTTTGGGAGTCTTACTCTTCTTATTTTTGTATCTATAGTAGGCTAATGCAGCTAATATTATCACACAACAGCAGCACCCTAATATTATCAATATCATCTAATATACAAGTATAAAAAATTTATGGTTTGCAGCATTGCTTTTGGTTTCCACTGATTGGACCATCAACATAGCCCAGGCCGGGAAATAACAAGTCGCATTTCGCATTCTTATTCACGAGATAAGGGGTGCCAGTTGGCGTTTTGGCACACTCACCGTACCCAGATGAACAAGATTTCGTCCTGATGATAAGGAGGACAACGAGAACGAACGCGAGAATAGCGAGTACAATATCCTTCATTTATTTTCTCACAAGATAATAAATGAAGCAGTGGCAAATCGCGGTTGCTCTTCTTATTTCTCTGCTGGTTTTGTATTTCTTCACACGAACCAAAAAGAATACTTCTCGGTATTCTGATATCAAAACCAAACTACCGTCTGATAAATGTCCAGACGGGTACACTGAGATTGGTTCAACTATTTGTGGAAAAAAATAAAAAAAATCACTCGTTATTGGTTCTAATCAATTTAGACTGAATTCCGCTTTCAATTCATCTAAATTTCTATAGTACCGTGCAAGGTCCTTCTTGAACCGTGCATCCTGCTTGGCTCCCGTCTTGACCAGCCAAGCCAGATTCGCCTTGGAGTATTTTGTACGCTGCTGATTGTCCGTCGGTTTTCTTGGGGCCGATTTCTTGACTTTTGGGGCGGCGTCCGAAGGATCCACCCCGGGCCGCTTATCAATAAAGCTCAGCGCCTGCATGACCGTGTCCGCCAGATCATCCTTTTTCTTGTGAGAATCAAAGAACCCAACGAGATCCTTATTAGGTCCGTCTCCTGCAATGAATTTTCTCGCACGTTCTATACTCGTCTTTTTCCGTTGAGCGTAACGCGCCTTTCCGGCACCGGCCACGTCGGGAATCTTGTGACGGGCGTCCCAAATTATGACCGAACGTTCTGGCGGCTTCACGAGGAAATACGTGTGAAGAAGGTTCTCAACCGCCTTCATACTGCGATTGCGATCCGGCTGTTTTTCAATGATGACGGTGGTCGCCCCAAGAACCCACGGCTTCTCATTCAGGTGTCTGACGAGGCAAGGAAACACACCATCGGCGTGCATGGGTGGAACTCCAGAAACGTCCCACTGATGGATGCGCTTTGTAACCGGATCAATTAAACACATTGCTAAATTCTTAATTCCACAATCAATTGATAGTAACATCTGATATTAAAGATTATTAGGTTTTTAAGTTCAGGATGATTTGTGCTCTAAAGAAGGAGAAGACGGAGGCCCGAATCATAAAGAGCCGCGAGTCGGCTCCCAAACGGGCCGACCCTGGACCGACAACCCCACCGGAACAAAATACAGAGGGTCTCGTGTGTTGGTGGTGCATCCACGCCCTTCCTCAACGTCCATGTATCCACCTCCCGGTACGATATGATGAAAAACTCAACAGATTCACAACCATGGGCAATTTCTGTTCGTGGCAATGTGCGAAAGCTTACGCACACGACATGAACTCGGCCAAGTCTGGTGAGATCCAGTCTTTTATAGCCATGATGAGGATGAGAGCCTTTGGGAAATTTGCACCCCTGTGGCCCGCTCCAAAACGCCAGTTCCTTGCGTGTTTTGGTGGGACCATGAGTATCGAAGAATTCAGGTCTTATGGTGGTCTCGTGGAGCCTCCTCAGCTCTATTTTCCTTTTGAAAAGCAGGTTCATCCTGTATTCACAGATACTAGAAACGAATTGAGTGTGCGTGGACCTTCCGTCTCTACTGCTCATGATCAGAGCCGCCTCAAGGCTATTGAAAACTCGACTGGGGCTCAAGATACTCTGAAACTCAAGAGATCAAAGCCGCTCGCTCGAGCCGCGAGCAAGTTAGAGAGTTCTCTTGGTATCATACGTAAGAGTAAATGATGTGGTCGTGCTGTGGCGCTCCCCGAAAACCCAAGACTTTTATGTTTAAAAATGGGACCCAAGTGAAGGCTCGTGATATCAAACAGGCGCGGGAAATTTTAAAATCAATTAGTCTACGGGAAATTTCAAAAGTTTTTCAATTGGATTCCAAAATTTGGCTGATTGATTTTGGGAGGACCGTGACTATTGAGGTGAGGGCGCCATCGCTGGCGCAGGCGAAAAAGCTTGGGGACTGGCTGGTGTACCTTGATCGCCGGGAACCGGTTGTGGCGCCGGAGTCATTGGTTGAATAGGCGCCGGAGACACGGAATGACTAGGCGCTGGTGGTGGCACTTTCACCCCCTGAACAACTTCAATATCAGCCACAGATTTCTCAGCTTTATGGCGAGATGGCGCAAGGCCAACAGCTTCCATGATCTTGTCCTGATCACTCAGTGGTGTAGCAACCACTGGTGCCTGCGTATAATACGAGACTGTACTAGGTTTTGGCCCGATAAAGGCGATGATGACCCATGCGATAGCCAAACCGAGTATGATTGAAATCCAGTGCATTATTATTACAAATTATAAAAATCCCAACTTTACACGTTGTTTAGAAGTGGGTCTGGAGGGTGGAACGTTCTGATCCGTGCTCCTGAACCATTCGGTGCCCACATGGGCTCTCCATTGAATTGAGAGCCTATCCAGCGCCTTCCGGCAAATCACACACGGGAGAGAGGTTCCGTGCCCTCCATCAACCCGGACCCGCGTCACGACAAAGTCACCGTACTTGCGGTGGATCCACGATGGAAAGTTTGCAGCTCCCACTCCACGTCTGGAAGCCTGGAGCATCAAGCTGCGAATCATTTTGCGCTCGGCGCAACAGTGACAATCATTACCGATTGAAGGCCCATACGGGACAGCGACTGGTCTCACACAGAATCAAAGGTTGATGGTACATGGTTTAAACATGTGCGACTTTTTTAACTCACAATGCCTTCGTGTCACGACTGCATCTATCACAATCCTCGTCACAACTTATGTCTCGTGTTCGCCCTCCCTCCGCGCAATGCTCGCACGTACCCTCATTTGTGCGGGCCAGATGCCAAAGGGTTCCGTCAAATTGTTTGGGTGCCACGTCAGATTCCAAAAAAAGATGAGATGTACAAGCCAGACACGGGACAGAAGAATGATTTTTAAACAAAAAATGGAGCACGCCCTTCGTGAGTACGCTCGCAACGGGTTTGGCCGGGCCCTCGGTCTCGGGGTAACTGCCCGAAACTGCGAACGCTCAGTCTACAATTGGGCAGTCCAGGAAACCAGGTGTGTGAGTGACGACCCATCATGGGAAAACCGTCTTTTTCGGTGGCGCTACAAGCAAAAGGCCTTCGGGCTCCTCAAGGAACTTGAGCGCGCCCCTGTGATCGTACCCGACCTGCAGGTCACAGGAGAAGAGGTCAAACTAAAACTCAATTTCGTGCCGCAACTCGCGCGGCGACTTCAGCTCAAAGAGCTGGAATCAAAAAGCCTGGCGCGCTATTCAGCCGAAGTGCTGTGGCCCGACGGCCCTGCGGCACAGACGGCCTACGAGCTCAAACGCCGCGACCTCGTCATGGAGGCGGCCAAGGCGCGGGAGGAGGACTATTCGGGAATGTTCACTTGCATGCGCTGCAAAACAAAGCGCACAACATTCTATTTGTTACAGACGCGTTCAGCTGACGAACCAATGACCGCTTTCATCACTTGCTTGTCATGTGGGAACAAATGGAAGGGTTGAAGAGTATGAGAAATAGAATCCCATATATGATTTGTTCTTTTTAATATTATATCTTACAGAGCTATTAGAAATGCCGTCTTTGTCCAAATCTGTTAAAGCATCATATACTTTCACTAATTGACCGCTGTCATCAAAACAATATATCTTTTTCCTTTTTTTCATAGCAATTTCTTTATTAAATTCCGGAGTTCTTTTTTTATTAGCTTCGCTTATTTTGTTCCTCGTCTCTTCTCTTATTCCTGCGTTCTTCTTTGCTTCATGAAGTTTGTTCATAAACTCTGGGTTATCTTTGGCGCGTTGTCTACCATTCTCGGCCATCTTTTCGCGCGTTTCTACTGAAACTCCACGTTTTCGACGCTCTTCTATCCATTTCGCCCCATTATTTTTCCATGCTTCTTTAACTTTTGTAGATATGAGAGATCGTGTTTCATCCGTGGGGGAAAGTGAACCTCCGCCGCCCGCCACGAGATTGTACCCATTTGGATGAAGTGCATCGTGTTCTTTGATAAACTCGATCTCTTTGGTATCGAGTTCTTCTTGGGTATAAACTTCTGCTTCCCATAAAACATCGACCGCAAAGCAATAACGGCCATATTTTTTCAATGCATTGCTGATTTTCCTACATCCATCAGAGCACAAGTGTACGTTAAATCTTTTATTTAATTCACCTTTGGTCTGTCCAATATATTTTTTACCGTTTTCTAGATTCTCAATACAGTATATTTTACCTGTCATCTCGTGCACTGAGGTATACTTAGATTTTTATTCTGCAACTCTTTAATAACACGTCACATGCAAAACATGTGGTAAACGCTGGAAGTGTTGAGTGTAATTAATTTCACAATTGATAGTACAAAATGCCCGCGTCTCCCCAGCCCACGAACTTCATGAACACCAAGCGCCGCGTCATTTACAAGACGGCCACTGGCAAGTACGTCGTCAAGACGGAGAAGGGCGTCAAGTACGCCCCCAAGGCCAAGTACTACAAGAACCCCCAGGGCTCCACCGTGAATGTCAAGTACGTTCATGGTAACGTCGCCATTCCCAGCCCGATTCGTCCCAAGATTGTGCGCAAGGAGCGCAAGAATAGCGGCAAGGCCCGTGGCAAGTACGCCGCTCGCATCCCGGGTGTACGCGTTCACCACGTGAAGCGCAAGGCTTTCATCGGCCAGATGTTCGAGGGTTACATGCCCAAGCGCGGCCGCGGCCGTCCCCGTAAGCACCTGGTGAGCCCAGGCCCCAAGATGGGTCTGGCCGGCATGAAGCTGTACTAAATGCGTTTTTATAGATAAAAAATTCCACCATCCAAAACATCAGAGAGTGAATGTCTTCCAAAGCCGGGGGCCTCGTTCGCGTGTGGACCGATGTGGGTGCGCGCAAGCCAGTCGCCCTTCTCGCCAAGATTATTGAGAAGGACGGGGTTATTCTGACCATCAGATACTTGTCCGAATCTGCTGATCACATCTGGCGTTACGAAACCGATACATATGAAATTGATGACGATTCAATCGCCGAGTACCTCAAGACGGACAAAGAGGATGATATTGGGTTCGTAGCTCATGAAAACGGTTTCCTCAAGGTGGAGTCTGATGAGGACTATGTACCCTCAGACGACGAATCAGACTCGGAGTCGGATTCGTTCGAAGAGTCGGACGAGGATGAGGATCAGGAGGATGAGGAATTTGAAGAGTCCGAGGCCGAGTCAGAAGAAAGTCTCAGTGAAGAGTAAATGAAGTTTGATCAGAACACCATGTTCTTTGCACTTCTGCTCCTTGCCATTTGGCTGCTTTTCTTCCGCCAGCCACGGAGTGAGAAGTACTGTGGTGCATGCGGCGCGGTGGCTTAAAAACAAATTATCCTTTAACATAAATGTCCGTAACGACTAAATTCATCAAGGCTTTTGATTCACAAAATCAATCACACGTGAAGTGGCTATCACGCATGATTGATGTTGCCGAGCACATGGCTGACCCGTCACGTGAACTGACGCTGGTGGCCGAGGTTAATATGAACCCTATGAAAGTTGAGCTTTCCCAGATGGAGGCTCTTGAGTGGCCCCATATTCATTTTTGTTTATGTGCAATGTACGCCAAGGCGGTACTACGTAAGAAGGCTTTCGTCCCTACTTAATTTATAAGATCGTTAAAGTCTGAATGTAGTTCATGCAGTTCAACAAGGCGCGCACGGTAAAAATCCCAATCGGCTTCGAACCTAAAAGACTTCCCTGAAAACGTGTAACCACCCTGAGATTTCTTCTTGATGAGATCATCAACTGAAATCATATCCAAAAAGTTTTTTGTACAGGTCACTTTGAGATCATCAAAGTCCCACTGTTGAATGTACATGTGATTTAGAACATCGGGATGCGAGTCCTTTGACGAGGGTAAAATAAGGGACCCAATCTCATAGGTCACTGGCCACTCGCGTTGGTTGATGAAATATGTTTCAAGCATTTTTCCTATGAAAATAGCATCGTCCCACTCTTTGAATCCCACGATAGACGTCCGCGACTGTTCGCTAATGCGCAAGGTGAACGCATCATTCTTCGTGGTGTGCAAAGTATAGTACTTGGTGTTTTTTTGATTCGTCTGACGGGATTGGCGCGGCTTGACGGGAGGTGGGAGTGTGATTGATGCGCAAATCATCTCTTGCTTTTCAAGTGGACGAAGTCTTTAAAAAAACCTTGGAATAATTCAGGATGGGCGCTGGCCTCGTCATCGGTATTTTCGTCGCGTGCGTCGTGGTTGTCGTCGTGACTTTATTAGGCGTGTACTTTTCCGGAGTCGCGTGCCCAGATTTTGGTTCCGATTGTCCATCAGGCTCAACGCCCTCAGGAACTCCTCAACCTTCCACATCTCCTCCGCCCGCAGGAACCCCCCCGCCAGCAGTAACTCCGCCCCCGCCAGCAGTAACTC